CATATTCTGGCAAAGCCCGAAAGCGGAAGCGCCAAGATGGTCGGATGATACCGGTTTAGTGGTAAAGCGTAAGACCAACCCCAAAGAGGCCACACTGGAAGCATGGGGCTTGGTGGACGGTCAGCCTACGTCAGCCCACTTTAAACTGCGTGTTTATGATGACGTGGTGACGCGCGAATCAGTCACGACACCGGAACAGGTGTTCAAGACTACGGAAGCGTGGGAATTGTCGGATAACCTGGGTGCAGCGCAGGCAGATGGAAGCCCTGGGCGATCATGGCACATCGGCACGCGATACAGCTTCGGTGACACCTATCAGTCGATACTAGACCGCAAGGCATTGATACCGCGTATCTATCCTGCTACCGATGACGGCACGCCGGACGGGAATCCGGTATTCCTGACGGTCAAGGCGTGGGTAGAGAAGAAACTGAAACAGGGTTCGGCAACGATTGCCACCCAAATGCTGCAGAACCCTCTGGCTGGCGATCAGGCAATGTTCAGGAAAGAATACCTGTATTTTGCCGAAGTCAGGCCAAAAACGCTCAATATCTACATCATGGTTGATCCTGCTTCCAGCAAGAAGAAAACCAGTGATAGCACCGCGATTGCGGTTATCGGTGTTGATGCGCAGCGCAATAAATATCTGCTGGATGGCTACCACCACAAAATGAGTTTAGCCGAGCGCTGGACTGCAATCCGTACTTTACGCCGCACATGGATGGCACAAAAAGGCGTGCAGGGTGTGTTCGTTGGTTATGAGCGCTACGGTATGCGCAGCGACCTTGAGTATTTTGAAGGCCAGATGGAAATTGATCAGGATGCCTTCACCATTAAAGAATTGGCCTGGACAAACGATGGCGCGAATGCCAAGTATGACCGCATTCAGCGTTTAGAACCAGATTGCCGCAACGGTCGCTTCTTCCTGATTGCACAGACCAAAGAACTGACGGCAACGCAGGCCAAGTTCAAGAAAGAGGGCAATGGCTACCTGATATTGCAACCGATCAGACGTTGTGACCATACCGGCAAGGTGTACAACCTGACATTGAACTTTGTGCAGCAGTTCCTAGCTTATCCGTTCGTGTTGCACGATGATTTGCTGGATGCCGCCAGCCGTATCTACGATATGGAAGCCAGAGCGCCAATATTGGTCGATGAAAAAGACTTAGAGCCGGACACTTATGCGGATGGTATGTAAAGGATATTAATGAGCAATGTTATCCAGTTCAGAGGCACGACCAGACTAGACCTAGACCCTGACACCGTACTTGAAAATACCAAAGGTAAGTTAGATCGCTTTGTCATCATTGGTTATGACAAAGAGGGTGAATTTTACTTTAGTTCTACGATGGGTGACGGCGGCGATGTGCTTTGGTTGATGGAAAAACTCAAGGCGCAGCTAATGGAAGCCGGAAAATAGTTTGTAGTGCAATGCGTAGGCTGATACGCACAGAACCCCAATGAACCGATAGGTTATGTTTGACCGGACTTTTACGGGGCGCGGTTATGCCGGAGATCAGTACCGGCGCACTAAATTTTATAGCCCACTTTAACCGGTGGGCTTTTTTATGCCCGAAGGAAACGCAATGACTAATCCAAGCCTATTAATACTTGATAAGCGCGTTCACCAACAACTCATTGTGCGTGACGTGAAACGTTTATTGGCAACGAAACCATTAACTGAACTGCTACGCAACTGGAAATAAATCATGGCACAAGCACCCGTACATCGCACCCGTTTATGGAGTGCAGAAGTAAAGCAAGCCGACCCGACACCGGAAGTGAAGATTGATTATGTATTCGGTAATGGTCGCGTGTTCTATGAGCCTGGCACTCGCCGTCAACCGTCACAACAGCCGATCAATGCCCCTATCAACGAATGACGAGTACGAGGCTTTGCCGGAGTGCATTCGCCAGTATTACAGCAGACAAGAATATATGTGGTTGAGCGATCAGCAAAAGCAAGACCTGCTGCGCACTGAAACCGAGCCTGACGAGGATTAAAGCATGACCGACATAATTTTAAGCACAGACCTACATGCGGCAGACAGCGCCATGCAGGTAATGCGTGAAAACGAGATTGCCAAGACCGTGGCTGAATATCTTGCAGGCATATACCCAGACCATCAATGGGCGTGCAACTGCGACCTGAATGGCGGCGTGGTGCATATCTACAACCTGAACCTGTCAGGCAAATGGGGCTTTCTGATGAAGGTCAAGGACGTGGTTGAAGATGGATGGAACAAGAAAATCATGCAGGCCGGTGGCGAATTGCTTGAACGCTATCGCATGAGCCGTGGACGCTTTAATCAAGCGCAGTACGAAGCATTGAACACCGACAACTTTGGCAATCATATCGCGGATAAATAAAATGGCTGAACAAGATATAACACAGGATATTTGGCTGAAACGTGCAAGGGATGCCTATGATGGTTCTACCAGCTACTTTGACAGCAACATACGCAGTCAGGTAGAGGCCAACTTGCGTCAGGTGCAGGGTAAGCATCCAGCCAATTCAAAATATCATTCAGATTCGTACAAAGGCCGCAGCAAGCTATTCCGTCCTAAAACACGGACGATGGTGCGTAAGAATGAAGCGATTGCCGCTGCCGCATTCTTTTCCAATGAGGACGTGGTATCAATCACCGCAGAGAATGATGCAGACCCGAAACACTTAGCCAGTTCCGAGATTGTGGCAGAACTGGTGCAGTATCGTTTAACCAAGACTATCCCGTGGTTTCAGATTGTAATCGGTGCATATCAGGACGCGATGACTTCCGGTGTGGTGATTTCACACCAATACTGGAAATATGACGCGAAGAAAGAAATAGACCAGCCTTGTATCGACCTGATTCCGATCGAGAACTTCCGTTTTGACCCTGCTTCTGACTGGACAGACCCCATCAACAGCAGTCCATATCTGGTGTGGCTAATTCCAATGTATTTCAAAGACGTGAAAGCACGGATGAAAACAGTGGATGCCAAGACCGGTGCGCCAAAATGGAAGCCATTAAAAGATGGTGAGATTACCTCTGCCAACAAACAAAGCAATGACAGTATCAGACAGACGCGCCAGGGTAGTAATCGCACCGACCCGACTGACAACAACACTGATGTGAGTGAATACAAGATTATCTGGGTGCATTTCAACGTGATTGAAGTCGATGGCGTGGATCATATGTACTACACGTTAGGTACAGAACACGTTTTAAGCACTCCTGCGCCGCTGAAAGACCAATATTGGCACGGTAAACGCCCATTCGCGCTTGGCAGTGCCCTGATTGAATCACATAAGGCTTATACCAGCGCACCGGTGGAATTGGTACACGATTTGCAGGTGGAAATTAACGAAATCGCCAACCAGCGCATTGATAACGTCAAGTTCGCCATGAATAAGCGTTACTTTGCCAAGCGTAATGCGCAGGTCGATATTCGCAGCTTGACCCGTAACGTGCCTTCGTCCGTCACGCTCATGAATGACGTGGGTGATGTGAAGGTATTGGACACGCCGGACGTGACTTCATCCAGTTATCAGGAACAAGACCGCCTGAATCTTGATTTTGATGATCTAGCCGGTGCATTTAACGGTTCAAGCGTGCAATCCAACCGCAAGCTGAATGAAACCGTGGGCGGCATGACACTGTTAAGCGAGAACGCCAACGAGATCAGCGAGTATCAATTACGCACTTTTGTGGAAACTTGGGCAGAAAAGGTCATCACGCAGCTAGTCATGCTGGAACAGAAGTATGAAACCGACCAGACCATCCTGATTTTTGCCGGTACGAAAGCGAAACTGTTAGAAAAATACGGCATTTCTGATATTACCGATGAATTGCTAGAGCGCAATATGCTGGTGCGCGTCAATGTAGGTGTCGGTTCAACCAATCCGCAGGCGCAGTTCGAGCGCTTTACGATGGGGATGAAAACCTTGGCTGAAATTGTGATGTCTGGTATCGGAAATCGCGTAAACATTGAAGAAATCACCAAAGAAATCTTCGGTAAATTGGGCTACAAGGATGGCGCACGCTTCTTCAATATGGCTGATGGCGACCCTCGCGTGGCTGAATTAGAACAAAAACTGCAGGAATTACAGGCCGCACTCGATGCGAAACTTGATCCGGCAGTGCGTGATGCAACCGTGGCAAAACTACTGGCAGAAGCCGACTATATCAAGTCACAGAAAGTCAGCAAGAACGTGGAAACACAGTACAGCGCCATGCAGACCGGTCAGATTGTGGCAGCAACGCCAGCCGTTGCACCGGTAGCTGATGAAGTGCTTAAAGGCGCTGGCTGGAAACCGCTTGCCGGTGATGGCGTGCAGGCCACAGACGTGCCTGCAAACGCTACGGGCACACCAATGCCTAATATCAACCAGAACACGTCACCACTACAGCCAGCCGTGCCAGCCAGTCCGATGACCGGCATTGAAACACCGGCAGCAGATGGTGTGCAGGCGTTAGCTGATGGCGGCATTGTAGAGCCTGGCAATATCGACCTGAATAACCGCCCGATCGTGAACAACCCAGACGGTTCTATCAGCACCGTGCGCAGCATGAGCTTCAACGATGGTCAGTATGAAGTTCTGATTCCAACCGTAGCCAGCGATGGCAGCGGCATTCTCGATAATGATGCGGCAATTCAGCAGTATGTCAGTACCGGTCAGCATTTAGGCAAGTTCAGCAGTCCTGAATATGCCAACACCTTTGCAGAGCAGTTACACCTGCAGCAAGAACAGCAATATGCCAGCCCATTGCAGAACAAGGCCAACGGCGGTGCAGTACGCGGCGTAAGCCCGACCACCACCGCTGATAACGTGCCAATCATGGCAACCGCAAATGAAGGCGTGCTGAATGTGGAAGCGATGGCCTTGCTAGGCGAGGACACCTTGAACCAGTTGAATGAACTTGGCCTGCTATTAAGACAGATGCAGGGCGGTCAGGCAGCGCCGGAAGTGGCAGGTACGCAGCAATTCGCAGACGGCGGCATTGTGCAGGGGATTAAGGATAGCTTGCATGAACTGTTTACCGGCGCAAAAGCCAACGCGGAAGAACAAAGAAAGCAGGCAGAGGAAATGCGCAAGCCGAGCAAAGCCCGTGAACCGGACAAGCCAATGCAGCAGAAATTTCAGGAAGCCTTATCAACACCGGCAAGCCGGTCACTGCATGACGCGCTGACACAAGAGCCGAATGACGCAAAAGAAACGGGGCGCAGATAATGCCGCAACATGACTTGAACGAACTGCAGAAGAAGATTGGCCTGGGCTTGGATGCCGAAGCCTTTATGCGCTCTGACCTTGGCATGTATCTGTTAGGCCGCGCCGAAATGGATGCCATAGATGCGATTAACGAGTTGAAAGCGATAGATGCGTCACAGACGGATCGTATCAGAGCCTTGCAAAGCATCATCGCCCGTTCAGAAAACTTTGAAATATGGATCAGGGAAGCCTTTGAGGTCGGTAAGGCCAGCGAAGTGCAGTTAGAACTGATGGACACACAAGACTAAACGTAGCCTTTCGTTACGTTGTAACCAAGCCGCCTAGTGCGGCTTTTTTTATGGAGCAAACAAATGCCTAAAGATAACGCTACCCAGACGGGCGTGTTGGATCAAGAAACAGATACAGGGGTTCAGGCTTCGCCAAATCCACGTTATGACTTCATTGAACAACTCGCAAACAACAACCATGAAGTCATCCAAGCAGAGCTAGTGGAGCAAGGTCTAGCCGAGCCAGAACCACAAGCGGAGGCAGCACCAACGCCTGCCGTACCGAATAACGCACCGCACGTATTGACCGAGGAAGAACTCGCCAATTATCAGGTGCGCACCAAGATTGACGGACAAGAGCAGCTTATGCCAGCGGCAGAGGCGCTACGTGTCCATCAAAAAGACGCAGCCGCCTCAAAACGGCTGGATGAAGCCGCCCGAAGAACCGCAGAACTTGACCGGCAGGAAGCAGAGTTACGCCAGCGAGAAGAAGCGTTAAGTGCAAGTCCTAATAACCCAAAAGCCGATCCATCCACCACATTGGACGATCAGGCGAATGAGTTAGTCAGTGCCTTGTACGAAGGCGATGAAGAAAAAACCAGAGCGGCAGTGAAGAAGTTATTGGGGGAACGTCAACCGGCTATTCCACAACCAGAACTCGACATTGACCAAGTAGCCGAGCGTGCGCGTCAGAAAATGCAGGATGACGTGGCAATGCAGGCTTTTATCACCGATTACCAGGACGTAGTGGCTGATCCGTTCTTGGTTCAGATGGCAGATACCTATCGCGCACAAGCATTGCGTGACGGTAAACCGCTGGATGAAGCCTTGACCTATGCAGGCGATACCACACGCGAATGGCTTAAAGCCAAGGGCGTAACGGTAACAAGCAATGACAAGGCAGCCCGTAAAGCTGAACTTGATCATGTGCAGGCCGCCAGCCAGAAAACAAACGTTCCTGAACCAGCCACAGATGGCGCAGAAAACGCATCAGACACGATTCGTGAAATGCGGCAAGCGCGTGGCTTACCCGTTTAAACAAGATCAATAAGGAGTATTAATCATGGCAGGTCAACAAGTATGGGGTACTAACAGCCTAGGCGGTTATATGTACTCACTCAATTTATCAAAGGTTTTGCGCAATGCCGTACAGCCAATGGTGAAATTCCGTCAATTTTGCGATGCAAAAGACGCAACTCAACAAGGCAAAGGCAAAGGCGACAAGTTCCATTGGAACGTGTACAGCGATGTAGCTACTCAAGGTGGCGCATTGGCTGAAACCGATGTAATGCCTGAAACTAACTTCACCATCACCCAGGGTGAGCTGACTATTACCGAGTACGGTAATAGCGTGCCTTACACCGGAAAATTGGATGATTTGTCAGAGCATCCGGTGAAAGAAGTCATCAACAAAGTGCTGAAAAACGATGCTAAAAAAGCATTTGATGCTGCCGCTTCTGCGCAGTTTGCACTGACACCGCTGGTAGTTACACCATCAGCAGGTACAGCAACCGATGCCGTGACATTGGCAACAGACGGCACACCGCCAGCAACCAACAACGTGGCAATGGGTAAAGACCATATCAAGGCCATCGTGGACGTTATGAAGGAACGCAACATTCCACCATACCAAAACGATGACTACTTTGCGCTAGGTCATCCATCCACTTTCCGCAAACTGAAAAATGACTTGGAAGCCGTGCATCAGTACGTGGAAACAGGTTTCACCATGATCATGAACGGTGAAATTGGTCGCTATGAAGGCGTGCGCTTTGTTGAGCAAACCAACGTTGCCAAGGAAACTTGGGCAAACGGCAAATCAAATTGGGCTTACTTCTTCGGTGAAGATACCGTGGCAGAAGGCATTGCCGTGCCGGAAGAAATCCGCGGCAAGATCCCAAGTGATTACGGTCGCTCAAAAGGTGTTGCATGGTACTACCTTGGCGGCTTCGGTCTGGTGCATACCCTGGCAGCACAAGCCCGTATCGTGAAATGGGGTTCAGCAACCTAACAAATAACCGCCTTCGGGCGGTTTTTTCATTCTTGGCTTATCGCGCCTACTCGCGCTGCCAAATAAAACCCTGTTAGAGAGGCTAACGGGGTAAAGGAAACTGAAATGACAGTAAAAAACAAAGCCTACGACCATCCAGCCTACCAAGTACCGGTTGTTTATTCATCCGGTACACCAGCAGGCGCAAATGGCGTTTCTCAAAAGTTTGCGGCATTTACCGCACAAAAACTTAAATCCGTTACTTTGGGCGTGAATATCGCTAGTACATCAGCGACACAACCGCTTTTGTACACTAAGAGTGGCACAGCAACCGCAACTGCAACCTTGTCTGCAATCACTTCTGCAGCCATTACACCTAAAAACAATGCGCTGAATATTACCTTGGCGCAAGGTGATCAGTTCTGGGTGGCACATGGTACTGACGCATCTATTGCCTTATCAGTGGCAGTAGAAACTTACGTTGTGCCAGGTTCAGACTTGACAGCTTAACGCTGACATAGTTAAACGAAGGGGCGGCAATGTGTCGCCCTTTCTTTTAGGAACTATTATGGTCTGGGATATTAACGCACCACAAGGTAATGAAGCAGCAAAGGTTAAGTGGGATATTGTTGAATACACCGCAGGTCGCGGCCTAGATTTAGGTTGCGGTCTATTCAAGACTTTCCCTCATTTTATTGGTGTCGATAACGGGCATCATTGGGGCAATCAAGGTGTCGATGTAATGGTCGATACCTGCGAGGATTTAAGCATTTTTGCTGATAACAGCATGGACTTCGTGTTTTCAAGCCATCTGTTAGAGCATATTACAGATTACGAGGCGGCACTGAAAGAATGGTGGCGCGTCATCAAGCAGGACGGGCATTTAATCCTGTACCTGCCGCATAAAGAGTATTACCCGAATATCGGACAGCCTGGCGCTAATCCAGATCATAAAAATGACTTTGTGCCGGAAGATATTAAAAAGGCTATGCTAAAACTTACAGGCAACTGGTCGTTATTAGTCAATGAAGAACGCAATGCCGGTAATGAATACAGCTTTTTTCAGGTTTACAGGAAAAGCGGCACAGGAAAAGGCGACTTTAGTAAGCTAAATGTATTAAAAACACGGGCTAAACCACAGGCCGCAGTTTGCAGGTACGGCGCTTATGGTGACGCAATCCAAGCATCCAGTGTGATTGCCGGACTGAAACGGCTAGGCTATCACGTCACGTTCTATACCGGCAAGCAAGGCTATGAAGTGACCAAGCATGATCCGCATATTGATAAGTTCGTGGTGCAGGGTGACGACCAAGTACCGAACCATGAATTAGGCCAATTCTGGGCGCACCTTGCCAAGAAGTATGACAAGTTCGTAAACCTGTCTGAATCGGTAGAGCGTAGCTTGCTGGCCTTGCCAAATAGCACGCCTTATAACTGGTCGCAGGAAATGCGCCACAAGTATTTGAACCACAATTACCTAGAGTTCCAGCATGACATAGCGGATATTAAATACACCGCATACATGCAGTTATTTTACCCATCCGATGATGAAAAAGCCTGGGCGAAAAAGCAGTATGAAGTGCTGGATGGATATACCGTGTTGTGGTCATTATCCGGTTCTGCCGTACACAAAGTTTATCCGTGGATGGATGACGTGATTGCTAAGTTGTTGCTATCTGACCCCAAACTAAAAGTGGTACTGGTAGGCGGTGCAGATGAAAGCATGCTGCAGCAAGGGTGGGAAGGTGAAACCAGAGTAGTGCAGCGTGCCGGTGCATGGACAATGCGGCAATCTATGGCCTTTGCGCAGGTAGCGGATATGGTGATCGGTTCTGAAACCGGTTTACTTAATGCAGTGGCGTTTGAATTGACTGCCAAGATCGTACTGTTATCGCACAGTTCCGAGCATAACCTGACCCGTGATTGGGAAAACACGATTGCGCTAGAGCCTGAACACACGCCATGTTACCCATGCCACCAGATGCACTACTCGTTTGATACCTGTACGCAATATGGATCGTCCGGCGTGGCTTTGTGCCAGGCTAATATCAGCGCTGAACGTGTAATACAGGCTTTTTATAACCTTGAAGGAATACTCGCATGAAAAACGATAACGACACATTGAAACAGTCTGATGCAGGCATTACCGGCGGCACAAATGGTTCGCTAGGTGGCGCAGGCAAGTCAGACCTTGAAAACGGCTACATCAAAGACGTGCCAGCCGTGCAAGACAATCCATTTGGGCTTGGTTTATTCCGGCCTGAAAAAGAAGGCGGCTTTGTAGGTCGCCCAGAAGGTTGGGAGCGTTAAGCAGCACTACTTTAATTAATCAGGAGCAATCAGCATGAAAAACTATCCAAGACCAGACGGCACTGGCGTTGTACAAGGTGACAGCAAACCAATGCCGGATCGTGGCGTGAATACCGGTGTCACTGATACCTACGGCAGCAATCTCGACCAAGGGTATGACAACGGTGGCAGCATCAAATCCAGCACACAAAGCGATAAGTGCGAAAAAAGCGACTAATCGCCAGCAATGCTAACTTTTCAATCACATGGAGTAAACAACATCATGGCAAGCAATAATCGTAGTCAAGCACCAAAAGCAGACAAGGCAGCGCCGGTAGCAAAAGTAGATAAGGCGGCAGCACCAGCCAGCCAAACCGGTTTAGTGAACACAAAACCGGCAAAAGGTGCAGTGACCTTAGACCGCAGCAAAAAATTCTATGACGTATTCGGCGGCAACGGCGCTAAGTTTGAGCAGGACGGCAAGCTGTTCAACGCAGAAGGCCAGCAAGTCGATACCGAAGGCAATCTGGTTAAAGTCAAAGTCGCTGAAGTATCACCCACTACTGACGTTGGTAATGCAGACCCAAACGCGCTGACTTCCGGCAGTATAGATGCGGCAGGCAATTTTAAAGGCGATGCTGATGGCGGTAATCCTGATGCGGAAAAAACCGGCGTAAACAGCGAAGATGACCTGGCTGCATTGGGTGGTAAATAATCATGACCTTGCGCGAATTGCTGGCACTGGTGCGGAATGAACTGGATGATGCGGCAGGCAAGAAGTTATGGTCTGACGAAGAACTGATCGAGTACGCGGTAGATGCAGAAAATGAAGCCAGTATTCGCGCACGTTTGATTATTGATTCAACTACAGCGGCAGTTACACAGATTGCCGTGACTGCCGGTAATCCGGTATTAACACTGGATAGCCGTGTCGTTTTCATTCGCCGCGCCAAGTTAGCACTGGATGATATGCCTCTGGGTCGCGCCCAGATGCGAGATATGGATCGTTCTATTGTTGGATGGGAAACGGAAACCGGTACACCGGAACTGTTTATCACCGACTATGAAACCGGAAAAATACGGTTATATCGAAATCCAATCGTCAACGACACGTTAAAAATGACCGTGATACGCATGCCTTTGGTTGATATGAAGGCAATGGATGACACCCCTGAAATTAATGCACGCTATCACTGTAACTTACGCTACTGGATCATGCACCGTGCTTACATGAAGCAGGACACCGAAACCAAAGATGAAAAGAAGGCCAAGGAAAACTATGACCTGTTTGAATCAATCTTTGGCAAACGCAGTTCTGCCGTAGATGAAGAATGGATTGCACGCGAACAGATGGGCGATGATTTTAACGGGGTGTATTAATGAACACAAAATTCTACTTTAAAGATATGCCTTTAGATATTAAGTTCTTAACGGCATATAGTTTTTTCGCTTGGATTTATATTGTTTATTACTTCACTACCCTGGTGATTAAATACTATGGCTAACTTCAAAGCATTCCAAGGCTTGCGCAACAATGTAAGCGCAGAACGCTTTGCGGCTGGCGATTTGGCAGTGGCATCCAATGTTAATCTTGATAACAGCGGCAAACTGTTAAGCCGTGATGGTTATGTAAAGAAAATCACCGCAGCCGTGCATTCCCTATGGGCGCATGGCGATATTTGCCTGTATGTGCAGGGCGCGAACCTGAAACGATTAAATAGCGATTTAGCCAGTAGCGTGACGGTACGCAGCGATTTAAGCAGTGGCCTTGTCATGAGTTACAGTGAGGTTGACGGCAAGGTATATTACAGCAATAGTGCCCAGACCGGCATTTATACCAGTAACGGCAATCGTACATGGGGCATTGTGCCGCCGGTGTTTCAGCCGTTGGCTACCGCATCGTATGGCGATATGCACAGCGGTAAGTATCAGTATGCTTTAACCTATTTACGCGAAGATGGTCAGGAATCAGGTACGGGAATCGCTGACAAAATCGAGATTACAACAGGCGCGATCACATTCAGTGACATACCGGTGTCGCCTGACCCGACAGTGACCCACAAGGTCATCTACCTGACACAAGCAAATGGCGAGGTGTTGTATCGTGCGTTGGTATTAGACAATGCAACCACCAGCGCTCATTACAATGGCGGTATTTTACGCACGCCGCTAGACACGCAATTCTGCCAGCCTGCGCCAGCCGGTCAGTTGGTATGTTATTTCCAAGGCCGCATGTATGTGGCGCAAGGTCAGTGGCTTTTTTATTCAAAACCGTTCGGTTACGAGTTGTTTGATTTGCGTGATTATTTAGGATTTATCAAAACGATCACCATGATTGCACCGGTCAAAGATGGCATGTTCATCGGAACGGAATCCAACACATACTTCCTTGCAGGCACACAGCCTGACGTAACGCAATTAATCGAGGTGGCTGGTGTTGGGGTAGTGAAGGGCACATTGACTTATGTTGCCAGCAATCAAGTTAAAGGCTTGGAAAAGTTAGACAAACAAAGTGTGCCGGTATGGACTTCTCACGCCGGTATTGTGGTTGGCATGAGTGGCGGCGCGACCATTGATTTGACCTTAGACCGCTATGCTATAGGCAAGGCCAACGAAGGCGCGGCATTGTTCCGCACTGTCAACGGCATTGACCAGTACATTACAGTTTTACGCAGTTAGCACCACCAGTTCCAGCAACCGCCTTCGGGCGGTTTTTTTTCGTCTATACCACCGCCGTTCGGCGGTTTTTTCATTTTAAGGAAACGATCATGACAGTACGTTTATCCAATGCACTCCGCAATTACGTCAACGAACAAGGCTCACTAAAACACGCCTTGCAAGGTGGTAAATTGATGGTTTATTCAGGCGCACAGCCTGCAAACCCTGAAACCGCACCATCCGGCACATTGCTTTGCACCTACACCAACAACAGCGGCGCACATACCGCAGAGGTGTTGGCAACCGGTTCAGTCACCCTTTCAACCGGATCTTCCGGCTCGGTCGATACCATTACCGTGGACGGTGTGGATATTCTTCCGGCTGCAGTTCCGTTCAACACATCACTGGCACAGACCGCGCTTGATGTGATTGCCGCCATCAACAAGGCTTCAACCAGTCCAAAATACAAAGCATCAACCGGCGGCAGCGGCGTGATTACCATTACTGCAGCACGCGGCGCAGGCGCAGAAGCGAACGGCTTGGCGGTTGTGGCCTCATTCACCACCATTACCGGCTCTGATACCGATATGGCAAGCGGTGTCACACCGGTCAATGGCCTTAAATTTGGCGCATCGGCCTCTGGCGTATTGAGCAAGGATGACGCACAAACATGGTCAGGCGTTGCAGTGGCAGGCGGTACGGCAGGATGGGCGCGTTTTGTCGGTGCGGTGGCTGATTCAGGTGCGGCAGATTCTACCGATAGCCAGGTGCGACTGGATATGTCTATCAGCACCAGTGGTTCTGACCTGAACCTGACTTCAACCGCGATCGCAGCGACAGCTACCCAGACCATCAGCGGCTTTGCTGTCACCCTGCCAGCAAGTTAATAAAGCAGTTCATGCAGTAGGTGGGCGCGTCATGCGCCTGCCGGTTTAACTACAGTGGAGTGATTTATGTCAAACGGTGTGGCAGTTCTCATATTACCAAAGCTATTAGTCGGGATTTCTGCCCCAAACACCCCGATTGCAGGGGATGGTACAGCCAGCATAGTGCTGCCAGCATTATCACTTGAGGCCACAGACTATCATGCAGAACTGCCTGCATTCACTGTTTCAGCCACCGGTGTCGGCGGCACGAACACTGACGGCACGCACATCGAAAAGGATCTGCCAGTTTACACACTGCTGGCAAGTGGCGTTAATGAAGTATCTGGCAATGCCAGCATCCGCTTGCCGGTATTCCGTGTAAGCGCATTTTCTGATTCATTCGCGGCATTCTCGCTGCCAAAATTAAGTGTAAGCGGTGCAGGACTGACCGGCACAAACGGCACGTTCAATCGCCAGATTCCTGCGTTACTGTTATCCGCATTTTCCAGTACCGAAAACTTAGGCAGCGCCAATATACGCACCGGCGCACTGGTCATTGTTGCAGAAGGCAGCGGCGGCACTAGCGGATCACTGACACGCAATTTAGCCAAATACGGCATCACAGCCAATGGCGAAAACGGCGCAGACGGCACAAGCGCATTCAGTTTACCAAGTTTCACACTCGCCACAGACGGCGCAGCCAACATTTTAGGCACGGCTACTATCAGCCTGCCATCCTTGCAATTACTCGCCAATGGTTACGCCAGCACCGATAACGATACCTACAATATTTATACGCTGAATACCAATACCGTAGGATTGACCAGTTACTCCAACTTTAATTTCAATTCCATGACCATGTTTAACGGCGTGGCATTAGCTGCAGGCGATGGCGGCATTTATGCACTGACCGGCACGCTTGACGATGCCGCAGACATTACCAGCAACGTCACCCTGGGCATTTTTGATTTTGAGAGTGAGCAGCTTAAACGGGTGCATGAACTTTATTTCAATTATCGCAGCAATGGCAATCTGATCGTCACCATCACGCTGGATGACGATGAACAGTACGTGTATGAACTGGATGCCACCGGCAAGGATGGCATCTATAACAACCGCCTGAAACTAGGGCGTGGCCTTAAATCAAGGCACTGGCAGATCGGTGTTGAAGGTGTAGGCACTGATTTTGAACTGAACAGCATTTCTACAGAGCCAATTAATTTAAGCCGCAGACTATGAAAGAGAACGGCGTAATCAGGCGCAGGCTATCCGGCAGGGAAGCCGACCCGTATATCGGGCAAGGCCGCAAGATCCTGGGAGAAATGAAGAACATCATGCGCTATGGCGGCATCAAGCAACTAAGCTGGACGAAAGACCTGCAGAACGGCGTGCGCATCATCGTATCATCAATATTTGGACAGGATGAAGTCAGGATATTAGTGCCGGTCGGCAATCCAGTAGTGTTAGCCAATAAACTTGAATTTAATTATGAAAGCTCCCGACTGGCGATTGCTGGTTACACGATTATTGACGGTGTGAACCATGCAACATTGTGGCTTGAAGATGAAGAACCGATTAATTTAGGGTTTATTAGCGGCAGCGCCAGTGACAATGCCGAATTTGGCAGCGAGGCGTTTGGCGTATCGCAGGATGGCAGGGTGGTGGTAGGTTCATGCAATGTGTTTGTTGCCGGTGAAAATACCACCCATGCATTCAGGTGGACTAAAGAAACGGGGATGCAAGACCTTGGGGCACTGTCTGATGACCAGATAGATTTCGGCGCTGAAATCAGCTATGCAACCGGCATTTCAGAAGATGGAACGGTTATCACCGGCAGCAGCCAGGAAAACATCACCGGCGTGGGTTCTTATCAACGTGCATTCAGGTGGACGGAAGAAACCGGCATGGTTGGATTGGGTGGCAGGGGCGGTTTTGGTGATCCTATCCTCGGCTCTGGCATCTCAAGAAATGGCAAGCACATCGTTGGACGTGCAAACAATATGCATTTCACGCTGCAAACCACCAGTTTCAGATATACCGACAACAGCTTGAAGCTGATGCCGTTCCTGTCTGAAATCGGCAATGACCTGCATGTGCCTTATGCCGCATCGGATAACGGTATTGTGGTCGGTTATGCCGGATTTTTCGCACCGCATCGACACGCTTACCTTTGGTCGCCCGATGAATCACGGCAGATTAGCCTGGGCATTGATGCCTACGCTTCCGATGTAAGCGCGGATGGCGCGACTGCGCTGGTGGTAAATTCATTTCCTGCCAGCGAAGGTACATCATTGTGGACGCAGCAGGGCGGTCTGGTCGAGATTGAAACCTTCACCGCCACCAAAATGTCAGCAGAAACCGATTACATAGTCGGATCTCGCCTTGTTACCACAAACATCAGTGAGGCGGTGAAATGGTCATTTGATGACGGTCTGGTTGCGTTGAAGCAATTACCTGGGCATCAGCAAAGCAAAGCAAACTGTATCAACTACATTTCCAGTAAAAGAAAACTGGAAATCGAATATTAAAACCACAACCGCCAATCGGCGGTTTTTTTACGTCCATTGAAGGAGCAGCAAATGCCAATCGGATTAACAGGTGATGCAAACAGCTTGGTACAGGAAGGGTGGGCAAGGGCGCAGGATTACGCTTCCAACTCTTACAGCGAGGCTACTGGTTTTCTGGGTGAAATCGAAAATGCCGGTAATCAACTACTGGATATTCCTGATATTAGCGTGGACGTGTTGCCGGTATCAAGATCAATCACACCTGTCACATTACCGGCTGCGCCGGTTGCCCCCGATCTCAATACGGACTTTCCGGCAGCGCCATCAGAACCGACACTGACCGATGTGGGCGCACTGACCATTCCTGATGCCCCGTTATTCACAGCGGCATTGCCGGATATTGACCTGAATATCGCACCGCCAACCGCATTAAGTGCAACCCTGCCTAACACGCCGGAACTTGATGTGATCCTGATGCCGGACGCGCCAACCATTACCCTGCCATCTGTACCGAGCGCTTTTGCCATTAATTTGCCGGACGCACCGAACCTCACCATTACAGACTTTAATGACACGCTGGATGATCTAGCCAGCCCACCAAGCGGCACATTTACATTTGTTGAACCAGCATATTCCAGCACGTTACTGGATGGCCTGAAAGCCTTTTTATCCGAGTGGGTGAACGGCGCGGCAACCGGCTTAGACCCTGCCGTAGAACAAGCCATTTGGGATCGAGGTCGTGAGCGCGAGGACTTGAGTGCAAGCCGCGCCATCGACACGATTCGCAGCAATATGGCAGGCCGTGGCTTTGCCGTACCCCAAGGCGCAATGCAGACCGCGATTCAACTTGCAATGCAAGACGCAGCGAACAAAGACAGTGGACTTTCCCGTGAGGTCATGCTTAAACAAGCAGACTTGGAACAACAAAACAGGCATTTTGCGGTGACAACAGGGGTACAGCTTGAAGGCCAATTACTGACATACGCTAACCAAGTCGCACAACGCGCCTACGAAGTCGCCTACGCGACATTACGCGCCGGTATCGACCTCTTTCAAGCCACCGTTTCCGGTTACAACGCCAAGACCCAGGCATTTTCCATTAAAGCGCAGGTATGGAAACAGCGCATTGATGCCGAACTAAGCAAACTTGAGATTTACAAGGCCGAACTGGAAGGCCAAAAGCTGATTGGTGAACTCAATTTGCAGCAAGTGGAACAGTACAAGGCCACGCTGCAGGGCGTACTCGCTAACATCGAGATTTATAAAGCCCAAGTCGATGCCGCCACAGCAAAATCTGGCATTAACCGCAATTACATTGAGCAGTTTGCTGCGCAAATCCAAGCCTATGGCGAACTGGTGCGTGCGAAAGCGACCGAGTATGAAGGTTTTGCAACACAGGTTAAAGCGCAGGTCAGCAAGGCCGAGGTATTCAAGGTGCAGGCCGATGCCTACAAATCACAGGTGGATGGCTATGCGGCCTTGACCGGTGCGCGAGTGGCAGAGCATGAAGCACAGGTCAAAACACAGCAGGAAATCCCACTTAAATTATTCGAGAGCCGCGTCAGCGCCTATGAAAAACTGGTCACTGCCGAATCTTCACGCCTGGCTTCACTGAATAATAACTTCGACACCGAAGGTCGTGTATTCGCTTCCATTGCATCTTCCGAAAGCGCACGCGCATCTGCCGAGGCCGATATTTACCGCTCTGATGTGCAGTATGTGTTAGGTGAAGCACAGGTGCAGGTTGCAGCAGCACAGGCCAACGTGAATAAACTCATGAAGGCAGTCGAATTACTGATTGCAAGCATGACCTCTGGCGCACAAGTATCAGCACAGCTTGCCGCTTCTGCCCTGTCTGCAGTCAATCTTTCTGGCTCTACCTCATACAGCGAGGGCGCTTCTATCAGTAGTTCCGAAGCGAATAACACCAGCGAAACGACTTCAAACAGCACTTCGTTTTCTGAACAACACGAATATCGTCACACGGCTTAATAGGACACTATCATGGCACAACTTAATTACCTGCAAGAACCTAAAAACGACCCCAATGCAAAGTCTATTGCTGACTATGTGATGCCTAAACCGCAGCCGGTGAACCGTTCGCCGGTGCGTGCTACGTTGCCGATTCCGCAGACGCCATCCAAAGCACCGGCACAGCCTGCAGGCTTTCAGAAAACCAACTACGCGCCACCGATGAACGTGCCTAACGTCAGCATGCCGGACGTGAATGTACAGCCGCTACTGAATCAGCAGCCAAATGCATTGCCTGACGTGTCTGCATCGGACGTGATTAACTCGCCCGTGGCAAAAACGATCGCAGCTTATGCGCCGGTTAATGTGATGCAAAGAGCCGGTGTGAATGCCGCAAAATACGTTGCACCAGTATTGGATGCCGGTGCTAATACGATTGCCGCGTCACTAGGGATGCAACGACCAAACGAATATGGCATGACAGATGCAGTGGTTGATAAGGCAAAAGAATTGTCACCGCCGCCTATTGTTGCGCCTCTTGCACAATCCATTAAGTCAGGACTGCAAGCATCATTAGGCTGGACACCTGCAGCCAGTGCCGCACCAGCGCCAACAGCCGCAGCTAAACCAGAACCAGCCAGCGCAAAACCGGCGACAGGTGCTATCAAAACAGCCGCAGCCGCGCCTGCAGATACCAAACCTACCATTGCGCAGAATGTACAGGCCAAACCAGCCGCTACCAGCACCAGCGTGCCAAAACCAGCCAAACCGCCCAAAGCCGGTAAGACTGCCGCGAATCCTGCAACACAGGCACAGCCATCTGTACAGGCACAGCCGCAGGCTGATGTTGGCGCAGACCCTTATGCAGCATACAAGGCGCGTACCGGCATTGATCTCACAAACGTCAACCATGCGCCAGTACCAAGCTACGTGCAGCCGGTCAACCAGACACAGGGCATGGACTTTCAAAATGGAAATCCTGCCAATGTGGACGGTTCAGCCGTTGTGCCGGTGGAAACTCAAGAGCAGTTCAATAAGCGTTGGGCACTAATCAATGATTTCTACAACGCACCGGAAGGCCAAGCCGTAATTGCGGCACGTCAGCAGGGCGATGTGGTGGAAGTCCAGCGTGGTGACAGCACTTCATATGCCGATCTGCGTAATGGCGGCGACAAAGGCATTCAGGATTTTATTGCGAATCAGGCGGCGAAAGATTCTGCCCTGGATAAGACCCCGACTTCACCAATGAATAACCGTGAACTGAATCAGCTTGATTTGCTGAAACCGAAACTGGCATCCGAAACCGATATTGCACAGACCGGCATTGCTGCCAATGCAAGCCGTGATGTAGCAAGCATCAACAATGCAGATGAAGCGGTCAAGACGGCGTTGCTGCAAGAGTACATGAATCCTAAAACAGACCCTAAACGCAGGGAGCAGTTAGCGCCGCTATTCACTAGCAAGGATAACAAGGAAATCGTAGTGCAGGGTGGGGAAGTGTACAACGAGGATTCAGGCCAGATGCAGAAAGTGCCGTCTTACGTGTACGACCCTAGCATCAAGGATTATCGCTATCCGAAAGGCGCTAATCCAAATGCGGCAGCGAAGCCATCATTGAATCAATTTATGGTAAAGGCCAGAGCCGCTAATCCAAACGCAACCGATGCCGAATTAACACAGTTCTATACTAAAAAATACGGAAACTAAGCCATGAATGAAATCATTGACCCATTCGATAGCGCCGATACAGCAAGCAATATTGTTGACCCATTTGACACCAGTGAGCCAGGCAATAAAGCGCAGCCAGAATCAAGCACAATTCGTAGGGCATTGGGTGATACAGGTATTTCGTTATTGAAAGGCGCTATTGGCGTGCCGGAAACAATGGTAGGTATTGCTGACCTTGTTACTGGTGGTCATGCCGGTAAACTGGCAGAAAGCGCAGGCTTTAAGCCCAAGCAAGCCAAGGCCATTATCAGTGACTATTACAGCCCAGAACAGAAACTTGCAAACCAGAAAGTGCAAGAGGCTGATGGCTTTGTTAATACGATCAAGGCGGCGCTACAAAATCCGTCCACCATTGCACAGACCACCGCAGAATCATTGCCGGTCATGGGATTGGGTGGTGTTGGTGCGCGTGGATTACTTACCGTAGCGCCAAAACTTGCGCCAGTAATTGCCGGTGCAGCCGGTGAAGGTGTTGTAACCGCAGGCCAAAATGCAGAACAGTTACGCCAAGAAACAAATGACGGATTGCTGACAGGCAAGCAGGCGGCGATTCAGGCCGGTAGCGGATTGTTGACCGGTGCAATCAGTGCGGCAAGTGGCAGTATTGCGCAGAAACTTGGCATTGCAGATATTGATACCATGCTGGCACAAGGGAAACTTACTCCGGCACAGATGGCAACCAGCCTACCGAAAGCGATTGTAGGTGGTGTTGTTAGTGAAGGCGTGCTGGAAGAAATGCCACAGTCTGCACAGGAACAAGCGGCGCTTAATCTGTCACTGGATAAACCGATTGGCGAAGGCGTAGGCAATGCAGCAGCAATGGGCGCATTATCCGGCGGCTTAATGGGCGGCGGCGCAAACGCCCTTAACCATTTTGGCGGCAAAGATGATACCCAAGTCACGCCACCACCAGCGCCACCAGCCCCAGAAGGTTCACTGACTTCCGCAGCTACTATTGCGCAAGCCGTTGGCCTCACTCCACAACCTGTAACGCCTGACGTTACAACCGAAGCCAAGCCTAATATCGTTGATTCACTAAATGCAGTCGAGGCACAGCAAGCCCAGGCCAATGCGCCGATGGACGCACCAGCGCCCACCATTGCGCCGGAACAGGCGGCAGAAAAACAGCGCATTGATGAACTGGCACAACAGGCAGCAACCTCACCGCTTAATGATCTGCCACAGCCTACAGAAGCGCAGGCTGCAGCCGGTAACTACAAAAAAGGCCATATCAAATATGACGGCCTCAATATTACCGTTGAGAACCCACAGGGTTCTACCCGTAGCGGCACGGACGAAGATGGCAAGCCGTGGAGCAATACGCTGCAACATCACTATGGTTATATCAAGCGCACCAAAGGCAATGACGGCGATAACCTTGATGTTTTTGTCGGTGACAAACCTGCAAGCGGCAAAGTATTCGTCATTAACCAGACCAAGAAAGACGGCAGCTTTGATGAACACAAAGCTATTTTAGGTGCAGAAACCGCAGATGAAGCCATAGCAATCTACAAGACAAACTATGCCGATGATTGGAATGGCGGCAAGTCTGTTACTGAACTGACAACACCAGCCTTTAAAGATTGGCTGAAAAACGGTGATCCAACTAAGCCATTAGAAACTGTCAGCGCCACAAGCAATGATGTTGATATGACTAAGGTAGCAGTCGGTGAACAGGTCGATGTTGGCGGTGTGCCGTATGTTAAAACTGAAAATGGATTTGAGCGTGTTACAAGTGCAACCAATGTCGATACCACAGCCACATTGCCAGAACGTGTCGATGAAACTGCAAATGGTGTACAGAATTATGTTGCGTCTGATACAGATAGCGGAAAAACAAATAGTCTAAGCCGTGATTCAAGTTGGGTTATCCGTGATAAAGCAACGGGCGAAACGATCATGGAAACTTTCCAAAAATCGGTAGCGGACAAAGTAAATCCAGAGAAATACGAAGCTGTGCCAATTCTTCAACACTTGCAAGAGTTGAACGAAGAGGGTAGCAAGGCGCGTAACTATGCGCAGAGCAATAATTTATTACCTGCTATCACACCGGTAAACGAATCTGTACAACCTACCGACACAGTACGCCCATTAGTCGAGCAACTCACTAAACTACGCGCTACAGCCGACAAGCACCCAAGTTTTGATCCGGCACTGAAAGCCGCTAAAGATTTTATGGCAGGCAAGAAAGTATCGCCTAAACAGTTCAAGAACTTTGCTAATTTACTCGGTAAAAAGAACAAAGCATTCAGCGAAGTACTGATGCAATTACATGACCAGGCTGCAAGTACACCAGAACAGTTAGCAGCAAAAGATAAGAAAAGCAAACTAGCCAAAGCCATGCTGGAAGAACGCATGAAGCTGGACACCACCAAAGACGGCTTAATGCAGGCAATTGCTAAACTAGGTGGCCTGAATGCTGATAAAGCCAAAGCTGAATTTGGTATTAATCCTGCCGATATGAAACAGCATGGCGCTGGTATTAAGCGCAGTTTCAATAAAAACGGCTTAGACGCTGACACTATGCGCGAACTGCTTAAAGAGCAGGGTTATCCGGTAGGTGAAAGCGTAGCGGATTTAGGCAATGCGATTGCTGATGCTATGTCAGGCGTTGACGTATTGACCGCAGAAGCACAGGAAACACTGGCGCAAAAGAAATATGAGGAATATGCTAATGCTATCAGCGAATTGAGCGATGACGAACAGGCATTGCTAGATGAACTGGTGACACAAGCCACCGCTAAGTATGGTGCAGAAGCGCTTGCAGAAATTGACGCTTCACTGGCTGAATCTATGAAAGGACAACCACAGCCAGAAATTGAACGCGCATTACTGCGTATGTTAAAAGAGGAGTTTGAAGATGAAACAGGTAATGCAGGAACTAGCCAAGTTACCGCAGGAAAGGCAGGACAAGATACTGAAGGCAGCGGCACTGAAAATGACAGCAGACGCGCACAGCAAGATGGCGCAAGCAATGAAGACCAAGGAAGCGAAACCAGTCAAGACCTCTTAGGCGACAGCACTGCCGCCAAGCAAGCCATAGCCGATGCAGAACGCGCAAAAGACGCGAAGCGCAATTCCGGCACAGATAATCAAGACACATTCAATTTAACTGGTAGCAACAGCGAAGCCGATCAAGCGGCGGCGGCTGGCGCACAGGATCTATTTTCAGCGCCACAAACAGAAATACCGGCAGAAGAAACTGGCGTTGATGACAAAGAACTCAAAAAGATTGTCAGCGAGTTTGATGATTACCAGCAGGCCATGCTGGAAGATGATTTCCAAGTTCATCACCTGTTTGATCAGCCAGCAAAAAACGAGATTGTACGCCTGCAGGATAAAGCCAAGGTTTACCATAAAGATCATGGCTGGATGACGGTAGAGCAGGCCAAGGCCAAAATTGCAGAGTGGAAAGAACACGCTGCAGGTCAGTACGAAAACGGCAAAACACGCAGCGCAAACAATCAAAAGGTCGTGCTATCCCTGTTTGACTTGACCGGCTCATGGTCTAAGCCTTGGGAAGAAGCAGGCTATCAAGTATATCGCTTTGATATTCAAGACGAGATCATGGATGAAATTGACGGTGAAACCATCAACATCAATGACATTAATAATTTCTCAAGCCAGTTATTCAATGACTATTTCGGCGGCTTTGAAGGTAATGACATATACGCCATTCTAGCAGCGACCCCATGTACAGACTTTGCTTCCAGTGGTGCGCGTCACTTTGCTGCCAAAGACGCAGACGGCAGAACCGCGCAATCGGTTCAGTTAGTTCACATGACGCTGGCGACCATTGAGCATTTCAAACCGTCCGTATGGGCTATTGAAAATCCGGTAGGCCGTATCGAGAAACTTGGCAGCTTACCACCATGGCGCTTGTCATTCGACCCGAATCACCTGGGCGATCCATATACCAAGAAGACCCTGTTATGGGGCAGATTCAATGCTGATTTGCCGGTCGCACCAGTAGAACCAACCGAAGGTTCTAAGATGCATACGCAGTACGGCGGCAAAAGCCTGGCAACCAAGAATGCACGTAGCGCGACACCGGAAGGGTTCAGCTATGGCTTCTTCATGGCAAATAACGCAGCAGATCACCCAGAAATGGCGATTGCAAACAAGCATGACCGTTTAGACCGTGACCTGATTACCAAGGCTATTAAAGCCGGTGTCACCGAAGCACAGATTGATGAAGCAGTAGAAGATTACTACTACATGGATATGGACGATGATGCGGCGAATGAGGCGATTCAAGAACTGATTGACGGTGAAATTGAAGATGATAATGCCGATGACGATACGCAGCCTGCAATTAGACTGGAATCACCAGCCGAACAGCCTAAACCTGAAACTAAGCCAGCCGAGAATATCCAAGACTTAGGTGAGAAAATCGGCGGCGCACGCAAAGACACCGCTGTATCAACCGGCACGAAAGCAAAACGTACTAACAGAAACCCAGACGTGCCAACATGGGCGAAGCGTTACAACATTGTTGAGATTGCAATTGCTACTGATAAGAAGGATGCAGGCACTTGGTCGATCTACGATTCACGCGATAAGAATCGCTTTGGTCATCCAAGAGAAATTGGCAAAGGCTTTGCATCAAAAGAGGCCGCAATAGCTGAATTACCGGCATTGGTGGTAGGTGCAAAACATAGAGTAGTAGCTACCGCGCAACGTGCTGATGGCACTTATGGTTTTGAGATTTACCGCAGCATTAATGACCGTAAGCGCGTCAAGATTGTAGATAAAGAATTTGACAGCCGCGTTGAAGCCTTAACCTACATGGGCGAACACGCCGCAGAAATCCTTGAAACCAATACAACATTTGGCGAAGTTGATCTGCCTACACCGGACGACACTAACCGTATCGGCGTGGAACGCAGAAGCGATGACGTACAAAGCCAAGATTTTATGGACACTTTTGGCTTCCGTGGCGTTGAATTTGGTAACTGGAACAATCAGATCGAGCGCCAACAAGTCATGAATGCAGCCTATGATGGCTTACTGGATCTGGCAGAAGTATTGAACCTGCCACCGAAATCCTTGACGCTGAATGGCGATCTGGCACTGGCATTCGGTGCGCGTGGTCAAGGCTTGTCATCTGCAAAAGCGCACTATGAACGCCATAAATCCGTCATCAACCTGACAAAAATGAACGGGGCAGGTTCGCTTGCGCATGAGTTTTTCCATGCCCTAGACCATTACTTAGGCCGTCAGGATGGCAAAGCCTCAAGCGAATGGATAACCGACAGTGACGGCACTCGCTCACTCAAGGTTAAGGACGCGGAAGATGATATGGTCAGTAGCGGTTTTAGCTACAAATCCAATGTGCGTGATGAAGTGCGTGCCGCCTATAAAGACCTGATGGAAACCATGTTCCGTAAGGCAACGACCTATGTGGAAGATACACAGCAGGCCGATAAGTTTGTAGCTACTGCAAAAGAGGATTTAGCTTCCAAGCTGGATAGTATCAGAAATGATTTATCTGCACAGAAAGACCCTAAATACTACAAGCGCAACAATAAACCGGCGACTGCTGAACAGTTAGCCGAGTTCGATACGATTGCTAAACAGTTGCTTGATGGTCAAAGCTTGGACGCTGAATATCGCGCCATTGATGACGGTAAAAAACGCACCCGTAAATGGCAGTTGCCATCAGGCCGCCACACTAATGATGCGCTGGAAAAAATCAGCGCCATCTACAAAGCGGTGCGCGGCAGAAACGGGTTTGATTCACAGAATAATCACGGCACACTGGACTACTTGCGCGGCACAATGTCACGTTATAGCGGTCGCCTGAAAATGCTTGCAGATGCACAGCAAGGCAGTGAAAAGGTTAAATATGTGCCTTCTGATTTTGCCCTGAATGCAAAGGAACTGGATCAAGGCCGCGGCACGGATTACTGGACTACACCGCATGAAATGGCTGCGCGTGCTTTCCAAGGCTACGTTGAAGATAAAGTTGCGGCGACCGGCGGCAAAAGTCCATTCCTGAATTATGGCAGGGAAGGCGCTGGAATATTGACACCTTGGGGCGTGAAGTTCCCATTCCCAAGAGGCGAAGAACGCAAGGCCATTAATGCGGCGCTGGATAAATTTGTTTCAGCTTTGCAAACCAAAGAAACCGACAAAAGCACGTCACTTTACAGCCGTGGTGATGGCTTTAAAAACAATCAATCCTCTTTAAATGCCAATAACAAACCGATATACTCCACAAAAGAAGGCATTGCTAATTTCTGGGAGTGGTTCAATGGTTTTCGAGATCAAGCATTGGAAAGACCGGCTGCAGGCGGCGAAAACGCAAGAGGACTTCGCGCAACTACTGCAAGACCTGCCGGACAACCCTACGGACTTGACGACCAAGGACGACCAAAAATCTTCCTACACGGAACAGCATCCGATTTCAGCACCTTTGATTTTGAACACGCGCAAAGGAAAGATCACGGTTGGCTAGGTGACGGGGTTTATCTAACCGATGACCCATTACTTGCACAAAGTTATTCCAATCTAAAGGCCGGTGACGCTGCGCCTAACATCATGCCGGTATATGCGGCTATTCATAACCCGTTCTATGCAACAATCCAAGACAAGCAGAAGCTACAGAAATATTCCAAAGCGGATATTAAAGCCTTTACCGAGCGCCTAAAAGCCGAAGGTTACGATGGCGTAGTCCTGCAGTTCAATGACGAAACCAGTGAAGTCGTTGCCCTATATCCAAATCAAGTGAAGTCAGCCGTTGGTAATAACGGTGATTTTGATACTCAAAACAACGATATTCTGTACAGCCGTCCATCAGCACCAACATTCTATTCTGCCCTGGCTATAGCTATCCCACAGGCCAAACAAGACGCTATGCCAGCCGGTCAATGGAAGAGCTGGCTGATCGCTAACGCCGGTAAGATGAATGTTAAACAGGCCGAATTGCAATGGTCAGGCTTAACCGATTGGTTAGACCTGCAGCAAGGCAAGGTAAGCAAGGCTGACATTCAGCAATACCTAGATGCGAATGGCGTGCAGGTTACGGAAACTATGCTTGGTAGTTTTGATAACAGTATTGCACTAAAAAATCTAAAAGATGCTGGATATACATTTGCCACTGATTTAAGCGGTGAGAAATCATTAATTGACAAAAATGGCGATGATGTTGAATTGGATGATTTACCAGAATCATTACAAAAAGACTTTATGAGCTTAGAGGGTGAGTATGAATCTTTAACATCAACTAAATATGGCAAATACACAGTAGCAGGCGGCGAGAACTATAAAGAGTTGTTGCTGACTTTGCCAGACGGTTCAGAAGCGCAAAGTGGCTTAGATGGTTACATTCAAGAACTGCGTGATCGCGGCACTGACTTAGCTAATCAATATGATGACGCTGCTACCGATGCGCAACGTCAGGAATTACAACGTCAAATTAGTGACAATGCGCGCGAGCTTAACGGCGTGCTCAATAACCGAGTATCTAAAGGTAATAAATACCGTTCATCTCATTTTGACCAGCCTAATATTCTTGCACACGTAAGATTTGACGAGCGCATCGATGCTGACGGCAATAAGGTTCTATTCATCAATGAAATTCAATCTGATTGGGGGCAAGAGGGTAAGAAAAAAGGGTTTAAAACAGATAGCTTGTCAAAAGCTGAACGTGATGATTTTGAAAAGCTAAAACTAATTCCACATAGGAAATTAACGCAGCAACAAGTTTCAGACCTTTTATATTATCAATCAACAGAAAAGGTAGGCGTAATACCGCCAGCCCCGTTCGTTACCGAAACAAAATCATGGGTATCACTCGCACTGAAACGCATGGTGCGCTATGCGGCTGAAAATGGCTTTGATAAGGTTGCTTTAATCAATGGTCAACAAGCGGCTGATCTGTATGATTTAAGCAAAGTAATCGGCTATCTAAACCTTAATGAGCCTGCTAAGACCCCTGGCTTTAATAAAGACATTAAAACAAGATATGTATTAGAAGGCTACCAAAGTGCAGATTCACTAGAGCCTATCATGGTTAAAGGGTTTAATGACTTATCTGAACTGGACGACATAATTGGGAAAGAGGCAGCTAAACAGTTAGTTGATAAAGTGAATGCTGATGGCTATATCGGTGTTGCTGAATTAAGAGGTGAGCAGTTAGCCGTAGGCGGTCATGGTATGCGTGTATTTTATGACCAAATCGTGCCACAGGTAGCCAATGACGTACTGAAAAAAATCGGCGGCGGCAAGGTTGAGAAAGTTGATATTGGCGCAATCTCTGGTGTCAATGACTATGGTGAAAGCATAGATGAAAGTGTTACTCCAAGTGAGGAAAGTAATCAGCTAGGCTTCACCATCACCCCTGAACTACGCGCTAAAGCACTGGAAGGCTTGCCATTATTTAGCCGTCCACAATCCAAGTTCTCACAAAAATCAAAAAACATTGATATTCGTGACCTGAATGCAGTCGTTGCTAACGTCAATCAAGCCTTACGTGGCCTGCCATTAACTCATGTGCTGGAAGATTACACCAAAGCACCGGCTGAATTAGTTGCTGACATTAAGCGTGACAAAGCCTATGACGCTGCAGGCGCATGGCATAACGGCGAGATTTACCTGTTCCGCAACAATATCATCAATACAAATCATGCCCTGTTTACCATGCTTCATGAATCTACCCATGAAGGGTTGCGCCGTGTATTCGGCAAAGAGATTGATGCGACCTTAATGGGTATCTATCTAAGCAATAAGGATATTAAACAGCAGGCAGACGCTTTACGTGCTACACATAAAGATTTGTCACTGGTCGGCAGTGTAGAAGAATCCTTGGCAGATATGGGCGGCAATGGCATTAAAGCAAGTGTTATGGATAAGCTGGTCGCTTTCGTGCGCAATTTCTTACGCAGATTAGGCATGAACCTGACAGTATCAGATGGTGAAGTCAGAGTTTTGGTTACTCGCGCACTGGATAGCCTGAAATCACCTAGCAAAGTGACGCATTACACCATTGGTTCTGCTTATTCAAAACCAACACCGCGCCTTTCACCCGTAGTTCAATCCAATACACCGAACCAGCAATGGCAAAACCCAGATAAAAGCAAACTGGATAACGTCATCTATATGCTGCAAAACAAGTTCGTGGACTTGAAGCGCGTCATACAGGGCATTCAGAAGGCCGGTAACAGTATTGATGACAAGTGGAATCCATACCTGCAGGAAGAACTCTATACCGGACGTACCGCAACACGTACCAAGGACTTCATTAAGCATGAGTTAGAGCCGCTGATGAAATCCATGCAGGCGCGTAAAGTGGATATGGCTGACTTTGAAGAATACTTGTGGGCACGTCATGCCGAAGAACGCAATATTCAAATCGCCAAGATTAATCCGGCAATGCAGGACGGCGGTTCTGGTATGACAACACAGGACGCACGCGACTATCTTGCGAACCTGACACCGGTGCAGTCAGCCAATTATCAGGCACTAGCCGCAAAAGTGGACGCGATTCTTAAAAATTCACGTCAACGCCTGATTAGCTACGGACTTGAAACACCGGAAACGATTGCAGCCTGGGAAGGTGCGTATCAGCACTATGTACCATTGATGCGTGAAGATATGGATAATGGCTTCGGCAACGGTTCAGGCCAAGGCTTTAGCGTAAAAGGCAATGCTTCCAAACGCGCAACCGGCTCTAATCGTGCCGTGGTGGACGTTCTGGCGAACATCGCGCAGCAGGTGGAGCGTAACATCATCCGCGGTGAAAAAAACCGCGTATCGACCGCGCTGGTGGGTTTAGCGACACTTAACCCGAATAAAGACTTTTGGAAAGTCGATGTTGTGCCGACAATGCGCACCGTGGTTGCCGGTAAAAATAGTTACGAAGTGCTGTACAACGGTTCTCTGGTGCAGCCCTTCACAAATCCTGTCGAGGCCAACAAGTTCATTCAGTGGAATGGCGCAGGCTATACGCTGAATGTGGTCAAAGGTCAGGACTTGGTAATGGACGTGCCAGATCCGAGCTACAAGAGCCGCGATAATGTTGTAGTGGCACGTATCGTCAACGCCAATGGCAAGATTGAAGAACACTTTGTTGAGTTCAATACACACGATGAACGTGCGATGCGTTCTGCAGCGGCAATCAAGAACCTAGATCAAGACCAGATCGGTGAACTGCTTGGCACGTCAGCCAGAATTACCCGTTATTTCTCAAGCATTAACACGCAGTACAACCCGTTCTTCGGTGTGATCAATATTCTGCGTGACGTACAGGGTTCATTGCTGAACCTTAGTTCCACCCCTCTAAGCGGCAAGCAAGTGGACGTATTAAAAAATACGCCATTGGCCTTGATTGGCATCTACAATGACATTCGCAGTGAGCGCAAGACCGGCACGCCAACTAACTCTTACTGGTCATTATTGTTTGAGGACTTCCAAAAGCAAGGTGGTCAGACCGGCTACCGTGATATGTTCCGCAACGCAAAAGAGCGCGGCGAGGCATTACGGCACGCGCTTGACCCGACTTGGTGGCAGCAGACGACTGCAGGCAAGATCGTCAGCATTAATGGCATCCTGGCTAAACCAGAGCAATTCCTGATCGAGAAAGGCCAGCAATACATATTTGACTGGTTGAGCGATTACAACGAATCAATGGAAAATGCGGTGCGCCTGTCTGCCTATAAGGTCGGGCTTGATAACGGCATGGCGAAAGCGCAGGCCGCTAGTCTTGCCAAAAACATCAGCGTGAACTTTAACCGCAAAGGTGAAATGGGCAGGCAAATCGGTTCGCTTTACGCCTTCTTTAATGCTTCCGTACAAGGTACTGCGCGTATCGGTGAAACCCTGTTTACAGACAACAATGGGAAACTGACATTAAGCAAGGCCGGTAAAGCGATTGTTACCGGTGGCCTGTTGCTCGGTGTCATGCAGGCTTTAATGTTGGCGGCGGCTGGCTTTGGTGATGATGAACCACCTGATTTTGTGCGTGACCGCAACCTGATTATCCCACTTGGCAACAAAAAAGCGATCACGATTGCCATGCCGTTGGGATTCAATGCGCTGCCTGCCTTCGGTCGCATTCTGACTGAATGGGCACTATCCGGCGGCAAGGACACCAGCAAGCGCTTTGTACACATCTTTGATATGTTGGCAGACGTGACCAACCCGATCGGGAATGCTGGTTTATCCATGCAGACGATTGCGCCGACCATCCTAGATCCGGTTGCGGCCTTGGCAGAAAACAAGGACTGGACTAATCGCCCGATTGCTAAAATGGATTTCAATGCGCAAAAACCAACAGCAGGTCATACCCGTGCCAAAGATACTGCCAGCGCAATTAGCAAGGCTTTGTCTTACTACATCAACGCTGCAACCGGCGGCACTGACTACACCCCAGGCGCTTTAAGTCCGACCCCAGACCAGATTGATTACCTGATAGGGCAGCTCACTGGTGGCGTAGGCCGCGAATACATGAAGCTGGAACAGACCGCGACTTCCATGACAACGGGCGAGGATTTGCCGGTGTACAAAATACCGCTAGTCGGCAGGTTTTATCTTGATGCAGAAGGCCAGTCATCACAAAGTTCACGTTTTTATGACAACCTGAAAGCCGTGTTTGAAACTGAAACCGAATTGAAGGGGATGCGCAAGGACGGCATCGACACGTCAGAGTATCGCGCCAGCCACCCAGAGGCCGCACTGGTATTCCGCGCTAATTTGGAACAACGCGAGATCAGTCAGCTTCATAAAATGCGATCAGACCGAATCAAGGTAGATGCAGCGCCGGAAGAAATCAAAATGCTGAATGAGCGCATCACCGCCAGAATGCTTCGCTTTAATGAACTGTTTATAGCCAGGACAGAAACAGGCGAATAAGTGAAGCAACTGCAAAGCCGCCTAGTATGATCCAGCCAATTACTAAAAATAGCTTATCCATAGTGACCCAAACTTCAAAACCACATACTAGCAAATTTAACGCCGGTATGTGGGGTATAAATAGGGCACTATTCACCGAACAAATCAGCGGCCTCTTTACGGGGCTTTTTCATGGGAGTAATTATGACTGCCAAGATAGACGAAGCGTTAAAAGAGTGGGCAACAATTAGACAACTGGAATACATTGATGCGATTAATGCAACGTTAAACCTGCATGAAGCCGCTAGGCAATTAGGTGTATCACGGCAGACGATCCAAAACAGCATGAAACTGTTACGCAAGAAAGCCGCGACACAAGGATTCTCGCCGGATCATGATATGACACATACCGTGCCAGAACCTTACGTGGTATCAGGTCATTCTACCCTGTACAAAGATGGCAAGCCGGTGATCGGGTGGGTTAAAACCAAGTTAGACAGCCAGAAATACCTAGAGCTAATTAAGGAAACCGTTGAACACTTTATACAGGATATGCCAGCAATTAACGTGCTGCCTGCGCCGCTTGACTACCAGAATGACATTATCCCGTGGATTGAAATAGGGGATGCCCATTTAGGCATGCTGGCGCATGCTGCCGAAATTGGCGAAAACTTCGATTTAAAGATTGCAGAAACGGAAATATGTGCAGCCATCGGGATATTGATTGATGAATTGCCAATGTGTGAGCGAATGGTCATTAATGACGTTGGCGATTTCACACACTACGAAAATTTTGCAGGCACAACGGAAGCCAGCGGTCATGCGCTCGACTATGACACGCGCTTTCCCAAGATGATTAAAGTCTATTCAAGGGTCATGCGATTCATTGTTGAGAAAGCGCTTACCAAAGCGCAAAACGTTGATGTGATCGTCAACCAAGGCAACCATAGCCGCACCAATGATATATGGATGGCTGAATTACTGCGCGTGGCCTACGGTCACACAGGGCGCGTAAACGTGCTTAATAACGACACGGTATTTATTGCTTACCGCATGGGTAACACCCTGGTCATGACGCATCACTCCGATAAATGCAAACCTAGTCAGTTAGTCCATGTGATGACCAATGATTTCCGAAAAGACTATGGTGAAACAGAATTTCACTACATAGACATAGGGCATATTCATCATGGCATGGTGTTAAAAGAACACCCTGGCATCGTGGTGGAATCCTTCAATCAATTAGCTGCAATGGATAGGTGGGCGCACGATTTTGGTTTTCGCAACCGCAAATCAATCACGGTAATCTTGCGTTCAAAAACCTATGGCGAAATGGGGCGCAGGCTTTTACCGATACAGGAAATACGTGACCGGCTGGCAGGATCTAAAGCGGCAACAACTTCCGAAAAGCAGGTTTATACGGTATGATTCTGGTACGCAATATTTTTAGTTTTATTCATTTTTGCGGAGCGCTCCGCAATCAATAAATCATCAACCTCATAAAATAAGGCGCTGCCCCCGTAGCTCAGTGGATAGAGCATCCATCTACACTATTCAATAAATTCGCCACTTTCAGGGTGATTTCCGCTCCTCAATTATTGATTTTTACCATGCTTGAAAGTCAATAGTGGCGCGGTACTATTTTATTTTGCGGAGCGAAATTATCACTTTGTAGGCTCTACTTTCTCACCACGTTTACGCCTTACATACCGCTCCGTCATAGTAACGCTTGAGTGGCCTAGTAGTTTTTGTGCCTGACGCATATCGTCACTTTCAATGGCTTTGTCAGTTCCGCCCTTGGCACGCAAATCTCTTATCTGATAGGCTTCAATATCAAGTTTTAACTTTGGATTGACTAGAGCAGCTTGTTTACGCGCCTTATCAAATCTTTCCCATATAGCACGTTGCGACAGAGGCTTGCCTGTTTCACTCACTATTAACGCCAGGCTGCGAACCTTAAACAATTCTTTACGTGTTTGTATGCGCTTGAGCAGAGTTTCCAATTCACCTTTAATGGCAATTCTTAATTTTGCATCACGCTTGTTCTGCTTAACAAATAGCACACCTTCTTTAATGTCTGTTTCTGACATTTTTATTACGTCTGCCGGTCTTTGTGCGGTAAGGTAGGCTAAATCAAGCGCATCTTTAAGTGGATAATCTGCCTGCTGATAAACCGCGTTATATATTTCATCCTCTATATAAACATCACGCGATTTTTCTATATACCCATCAATTCCGGTGCATGGGTTGGCTAACGTAGTGTAATCCCATGATCGCGCCATATTCCACAATAGATTAAATAATCTGCGCTCATGATTTGCACGCACCTTTGCATCTTTACGCCACTCAAGGTATTGAACTATATGAACAGGTCTGATTGAATCAAGTGGCGCTGGTGGATCGTCAAAGAATTTAAGTAGCTGACGACTACATTTTATATAGTCTTTTTGTGTAGATATGCTTAGATCATTCATATTGTTTTTTGCATATCTTTCCCATACCATGCGGAATGTAACCTGTGCCGATGCCGGAAGTATATTTTCGCTTAGTTCAGCCCATTTCTTTATGGCTATTGCATAATCATCGCCCAATGGAATTTCTTTACGAGGCTTCCCACCCAGATCAAGATAATAGTAAATCTTGCCAGATTTTTGCGGTCTAGCTCTCATACCTTTTGGAAGGTTTAAGTTCTTAGTTGGAACACGCCCCATAGACCGCACAATATAATCCTTTTTTTATGCAGATAAAATAGCTGGCTGCCAATTTGCTGCAGGTTTAATTTCTTGCTTGGTTGAATAGTTGATATATTCACGACTTACCTTTGGTTCACCCAAACGATTGGGTCGGTATGGAACGCCAATGCGTGCCAAATGTTCGCACTGCAATTGCACTTTGGTCTTTCCATCGTGACCACGTTTGATGCCCGTAAGATCTGCGACTTCATCATTTGTTAAAAATATATTGTGCATATCATTTACCTTTCAATTCGCGGATCACATCATCTCTTATATGGTTAATGTCGTAATATTGGTTGATAACAAATATAACTTTCTCAATCACCTCATCATCATGCTTCGCCAGTGATTCGGCTGGTGTTGCGGCTAGGGCGGTATCTGCTACACTCATAATTCTCATCGCTAAAACATCACTCGCTTGCTGTCCGTTTAATATTTCGTCGGCTAATATACGGGCGTTTCCCAAAGCCTCACGCAAATCATTATTATTGGATTGGAGTTCGGCAATTTGTGCAAGCCTTTTATCATCTCTTTGGTCAAATTCAATATCTAACGATTCGCATTTACTTTTCAATTCCGCAATCTCACCCTCAAGTTCAGCGATACGTTTTGCTGATTCGAGAGTGGCGGCTTGAAACAATTCAAATAAAATATTAGCGAGGTCATATTTGTAAGGGTAAACCGCCCCATCTTTTCTCAAGTCAATATCTAATTTTTTACCCCATTTCATATTAGATATTATTTTCTCAAACGCTGTATTTTGTTCGCTCATGCATTTAGATTTATTCGGATTAGTTTCTATGCATCGCTCACATTTCCCGCAAGCTGAACCTAATGCCCATGAACCTCTACATACTGCATTTTTATATTGTTCGCTCATGTGTTTATCTGGCGCACGACATGCATGAGCGCTATCACCAGTTCCGTTATCTTCATATCCGCATACATTACATTTAATCATCTTCATTACTCCGTATCTGTTGGTGCGGCTTGAATCATGGCTTCGTCAATAGCTTTTCTTAAATCTTCTAAAAAGCTTCGGTGTATTTCTCTGGGCTCTTTTTCACCTAAATAATATTGAGTAAAAATCCACCCAAACGATTCATCCATTTCAAACGTATCAACACTAACTATTTCGTTTTCAAGCCAGTTCAATCGCTTCGTATCCTCTACACTTACCCGTCCTTCACGCTGAATAGTGGGGGCGTTGGTTACTAACTTTATACATTCATATACTTTTAGCACATCTTCTTTTCTCATTGCTTCCAACAAAGCATCTGCATCTATTAATCTCATGATTAACCTTCCGTGTTTAGTTGCTTGAGTTTGGCGGTGATTGCATCTGCTAATTTTTGTAAATCTTCTGGAAGGCAATCTTCAATTAATCGTGCATTATTTTGAGCTACTACTAATCCGCGAATATCTTCTTCACTTAACCCTACCCACTCACGAGGCTGCGGTGATGTAATAAAACGTTCCATGGCTTGCATAGTCAAATCTATAGCATCGCATACGCCAAAAGGTATCGGAGATTTACTCATTACTTCTGAACGAATCTTATTTTTATCGTATGCCACTGGCTCACACTTCTCTATCTCGGATAGTGCGGCATCAATTTTAGATATGACTAAATCAACTTCGATTAAGTCATTCGGTCTTTTCTTATCAAGTGTAATTTCAGTCCTGTAACACCGAATTGTAAAAAGTGCATTATTTAATGCTTCCTGTACGTTAGTCATGGGTTAATCCTTAACTATATTCAATTTCTTCATGTGAAAATGCAGTTGTATAAGTTGGAATATATCCACCCTTTACGACAAAATTTTGGTCACAATACGGACAAATAATGTCTGCTTCTTCTTCATTTGGCGCTAAAGCATATAAATCAACACCTGCATTTAGCATTTCATCTGCTCCAAATTCAAAATCGCAATGTGGGCAAATTGGTGTAATCTTATCTACGTGCATCCTATTTCCTTTCTTCTGTAAAAAGAGGCAGCCATTCAACAAGCTCCGTAACAAGATATGCGCCTTTGCCTTGCTTCGATTCAATGCGAATGTAATCAGATACTCCATGACTTTTTGTTTCTGAATCTGCTTTTATAGTGCGCCAGTGCGCGTGCCTAATAAGTTTCCCAGACAAGGATAAAATTCTGTCATCCCACTCTTTTAACGCTTCTTCACAAGCCGCCAGAAATTCATCAGCTTTATAATTACCCTTTGCCCATAATTTAATCTGGCAGCTATCATCTGCCGCGTAGTCGATATTTATATTGATGCTCATACAACATGACCTTTCTGCTTCCTGATCTCTTTACGGTTGCGGCGTTTGCCGCCTTTTTGGTTGCGATGTTTAGCCATGATCAACCTTCCTATATGTTTTCGATAATGCCTTGTTGATTGTGTGCCCACGCCAGCGTAGGGCGTTTGCGATTCTTGCTCTTGATTTTTGGCTTTTTGATGCCTGACCAAGTAAACCAAAATAGCTATTTGCAACCTCAAACAACTCGCTATCCGGCGTGATATTGATACGGCGTATCGCTTCATTCACCGTGCGTTTTCTCGTCACCCGATGCCAAGGCATGATGACCTGTCCTACAAAATCAACGCCACGATCAATAGGCTGCAGTATTGTTTTGCTTGGGTTCAGATTCGCATTTAACCGCGATGGCAAGAATGAATTAATGTCTGCAAGCGCTGCGTTTAGCCACTGTGGGCTGTGATGCAGCAGTAAGAAGTCATCAACGTATCGAATGTAATATTTCGCGCCGATGCGATGTTTAATGTGCTGATCAAGCTCATTCAAATAGATATTTGCAAAGAACTGTGATGACAGATTTCCAATAGGCAAACCTAGCTTTCCAGGCTGGTTAGTCAAGCGTTTATGTGCCGGCACTAACTCAATGGATTGCGGCTTGCCTTTGAAGGTGTAATCGGTGCGAGGGTCGTGATAGAGAATTGTCTTTGCTAAAGCCAACCACCAAGGCTCGGTTACTTTTTTGGCGATTTGTGTAAACAACACGTCTTTATCAATACTTACAAAGAAGTTAGCCAAGTCACATTTAAGATAAAAGGCTGGCACGCTCCAATTCTGGGTAATGCTACGCACTTTTGATTCAAGACGTTTTGCCGCATACAGCGTTCCGCGCCCAGGTATGCATGCGCAACTGTCTACGATGAATGATGCGTAAAAGCGTGGTGATATTTTGTTGTAGAACAGGTGATGCACAATCCGGTCACGGAAATCAGCCGCCCACACTTCGCGTGCTTTCGGCCTGGTAATGACAAAGCAAATCGAAGTGCCTGGCTGATATGTGCCATCCAATAATTCATCATAAAGCGCCAGTAAATTGCGCTCTAAGTTTTGCTCAAACGCAAGTGCGCTTGCTGTATTGCGTTTATGTTTTCTGCAATCAAAATAGGCTTGCGCCAATTCTGTAAAAGAGAAATCGACATTGTTGTGATTGTTTTCGTCTGCGGACAGCACGCGCCCTGCAATTGTTGTTATCCTTGTTGTTGTAGTTCTGATTGCCATTGTTGAAGTTCTGATACCATGCATAATCATCGTTTGAGGCGTGCTGTTATTTGTCTTGCTATCTACGTCACCAAAACGAAGATTTTCACCTATCATTTTAGAAACTGCGCCAGACCGAACCTGACTACTGTCAGTGGTATCTATTTCGCGCATGGCGGTAGCCTTTTGAGCTAGCGGCAAAACCAGATTAAAATTACGCTCAGTCATATTGGCCGTAACCATTATGAAACGGGCGACAAAGTTGCTTTGCGCCATCCAGTAGCTTGTTTACCAATGCTGCCCGTCAATAAAATTGCTTCTGCATACTGCTTTATTGAGATTAGTCGTTTATCTCTTGATAGGCGCAACATCAGTTCTGCGACTTGTAAGCGCTCTATCAAAGATACAAGGTGTTTCGATTTATCCTGCGCAACATTGGCGCGGAAAACCAGCACAAGAATTGCCAGACATTCATCACGGATTACACCACCAATAGACACCTTAAAATCTCTAGGCATATTTTTGGCAAGATCTGTGCTTTTATCTAGCAACTCGTAAGCTGCCTTGTAAATTGGTAAGTCTGTATGGATAGCCATGTCGATTCCCTAAACCTTAAAAACTAAATTATTCAATTACTAATCTGCGGACAGCACGCGCCCTGCAACTGTTGCCATCCTTGCCGCTGGAGCCCTGAGTGCCAAGGCTGAAGGTCTGAGACCATGCATAATCATCGTACGAGGCGTGCTGGACGCTAGACCAGTACCACTGCTCTTGAAACTCTTCTTTCAAGTTAGCAAACAGCAGAGATTGTTCGCGGCGTGTAGGCAACTCGCCGCCGATTGATTTAGCCCAATCCATAGCGGCTTGCCATTTGCCACCGTCTTTATCTTCCGGCAACAGAATAAGGTGATAGCTTGATTCGCCATCTTTGCCGAGAATGACACCGGCATAATGCTCACCGTGAGCCAGTTGAATTTCAGTTTCAGGAAAAACAAATTGAGAAGTGATCTGTGCTTTGAATTGAGCAATTAATTCAGAAACCTTCTGATGTTCTTTTTCAATTGCTTCTAATGTGACTGTTTTCATGTATTACTCCTGTTGTTAAAAACAAATTGTTAAATGACTAAATTGGCAATCTGCGGACAGCACGCGCCCTGCAAAGGCTGCCATCCTTGTTGCCGCAGTTCTGACTGCCAATGTCGAAGTACTGACCCCACGCATAACCACCGTCGGAGGCGTGCTGAGTTGAAGTCCAATACCAATCGGCTTCAAACGCTTCTGCACCACCTTGTTTGAATAACTCCGCTTGCGTTTGTAACGGGAACTTTTCGGTGTATGGGCGAGTAGGTTCAATGGAAGATAGATTAATGCCGGAACGCGCATAGCATGAGTTTTCGCGTGTATTTGGTTTCAGGTTACGATAGATGATTTCCAGTTCATCCTGACTTGGCAGATACCAGTCATCATTACCGCCGATGCGTAATTCACGCGCCCATTTAGCCAGGGTGCTTCCGGCCTCTACCATTGCATTAGTGTTTGCCAAGCCATCAAAGTATGATGTTGCACCTTCAATGCTGTCGTAATTGTCATGCCATTGTGTATCTGGGTGTTCACCTTCATTCTTTGGTGCAACGATGATGGCAAAGGCTTGATTGTCGATCATGATGCGACCAGCATAGAACCCGTCACCCATAGCAGTGCCGATGATTGTTTCAATTTCTTTAACTGATGATTTCATTTTTAATATTCCTTCTCTGGGTTAAGTTGATGGTGCGTCTGTGCTACTTTGTGATGGCGTAAACCTTTATGCCTCTTTAACGGCAAAATAAACATCACGGCACGCAAGCACGTCAGCCATCGCCGTGTGTGCGTCATCAAATCCCTTACCAAAGAAATGCGTGTACGCTTCGGTAAGGTTCGGTGTTTTATTAAAGTTTTTCTTTGCTGCAATCATCTTTTCAGTCGGTGGCAGATTGCACAGCTTTGTTGATAGCCTGGCTGTACATTCGGCTTCACCTGACTTCCACGTATCAGCCACTACTTCGCCGAAGTAGCGCTTGGCTGCAATACGGATGATTCTTGCGTCAAACTGTTCGTTGTGGCCTATGCGTAAACGATTGCCAACCATATCAATTAAAATGCTTGCGGCATCGTCCTCACTTACACCAACGTCCATGGCATACTCTTGTGTAATGCCGTGTATTTCTGTGATCTCTGGTGTAATTACCCATCCGTGCGGCTTGATAACCAAGTCAATCGACTGAACGGTCTTTTTGCTATCCAAGTCCACCAAGATTGCAGCCAACTGAACAATGTGCGGCTGGCGCGGATCTTCTGACGGCTCTGAAAACAATGGCAGTCCGGTTGTTTCTGTGTCATAAAATGCGGCGAGTTTCATTTTTGTTCCTTCTTTTCAATGGGTGGGCTACTTTTCTATCCCTGTTCCGTATGGACGGCTCTAGCTCCTGCCCGACTATTTACGTAGCGCGACTAGATGGTGAATTTCGCCCATAACTTAGATTTGTATGTTTTCCAAGATGTAAAGAACCTTTTGGCTTGCCGCCGAAACCAGCAATCTATTGTCTTTAATTTCAGCGGCGTGAGGCACTAAATAACTGGTTTCTTCACACTCCTTTAAGGCAACTGGAACATTAAGCAGTATCGGATACAATCTTTCTGTTAGCCGTTCAAGCCGTTCTAAAAGCGTCCTGCATTCTTCATTTAATGCAGACATTTCAAGTGTCACCTGGTCATCTTTTTCCGGTGCAGAATTTGCTCTGATTGTTTGATTAATTTGATGCATTTGATGCTCCTTTTCTTGATGAAAAAACTAAACACCTAGTGCCTTGCGTGGGTTAATGTAAGTGCCAATTCTGTGCGGCTGATTTACGGTCATGTAAAACATTTTTTCATTTGGGTATGTGTAAAAATCAGTCTGCCTAGATACCCTGCAACTAATGCACTTGTATTGCACGCCCCCTGTAAGTGGGTTATTTCTGACACGCTCGATCAGAAGGCGGTACATGGTTATGCTGCTTTCGCTTCTGCAAATGACTGTGTTAGCCAGCGCTGCGCTGTTGTAATATCAACGTTATAAGTGGTGGCTACTAGGTTAATAATTGCTTGGGCGGTAGGGCGCTTGCCGAAAGTTTTAGCCGTTTTATCTTCACCGGCGGTAGGGTCAATACCCATCACAACTGCGCTTGTCACAGCATAACCGTCTGGGATCGGTTTGTCGGCGCTGGCAATGTGTGCAGCTTCATGAGCAACCTGTGCTTTTACCGCCGCTTCTGCAAGCGCCGCCGCACGCTTGGCCTCATTCTCTGCCAGCGCCTTTTCATGCTCGGCAATACGCGCATTCACTGCCAATTTTAAATCGTCAGCCGGTTTATAAATAAGCGTTTGCAGATCCGCAAAAATAGGGAATTGGCAGTCGAGTGATTTAAACCATGTTTGTTTGGTGCGAATGTCTTTAGCCAGGTTGTTGGCTTCACGTTCTGACTGTGCCAACAGATCATTGATAGCACCCTGCATGCTCTCGTAGTTACGCTTACCTTTAATAGCGGTTGCAAAATCAGGTGAATATAACTGCAGGCGAATCGGGGCGGTTTCTGCTTCCAGTGCCGCAATGATGCCGGTGAATTTCCCTTTGGCCTCGGTGATCATCTTGGTTTTTTTAACCAAGTCCTCACGCTCTACGTCTTTTTCAAGTTTTAAAGCGGTAACGCGCATATCTTCGCACCAAGCATCAATCATGCGTGCCGCTTCACCTACGGTAACAGTCTGTGACAGCATGGCTTCTTTTGCTTGCTTGGCCTGCTCAATGCTATCGCGCAAGTGTTTAGCTGCGGCTTTAGCGTCCACAAAGTCTTGGTCAGACACCAGTACAATCTGGCGCACATCATTCAGACGTTTAGCCAGTGCTTGCCCGTACTCTTTCATGTTGTTGGTGGTAATCTCGCCAACGGCCTGAATGAATAGGGTAGGTAAGCCTTCGATTGCTTTGGCTTCCAGTTTTTCAGCGATCACCGGCGGTGTGTAATTATCAAGGTCACGATGAAACTGCGCCCAAATGTCAATCACGGCCTGTTTGCGTTCTGGTGTGGTGGTGTACCACAAGTGTTTTTCTTCTTGTAGCGTGTAATAAGTGACCACTTCTACACCATCAATGATTTCAATTAACTGGTGTTCAGTCGGCTCGATTGATCTCACCCATGACGTTGCGCTAAATAATGCAGTATCAGAACCAAGAATTAAAAGCTGTTGATCCATCTGCAATTTATACATTTCATCAAGTTCATCGCCGGAATTGCAGGCACGAATATCATCATTCAATGATTTATGTTCCCAATCTATTGAATCATCTGCCGGTACGCCATCAAATGAAGCGCCAAGAGTGCCGTCTGTGCCGATGACCGGATAAAGATTTTTACCAAGAAGCGCCGCCGCAATAGGTCTAGCCAATGCTTCAAAGCGGTGTCCATCTGCCATTCTTGCTTGTGTTGCAGCATTAAATTCAGGTTTGATGCCAATGGCATATTCCTGTAGTAATTGATCACGTTTTTTATACTTGCTTACACCTGCTGCGGCTGGCAAGTCGCTGGCATTGTCATATTTTTCGCGGTGTTCATGCCACTCTGGTGTGCCTTGAATTAAGTCATGGGTGATCATTATTTATTCTCGCTTTCAGCTTTTGTCATATCAGCTACGAAGTCATCTTGCACATCACTTTTTGCGGCTTCTGCTGCAGGTTCTTGTTCTGCTTTCTGTTCAGCTTTGTTTGCTGGAACAGTGGCATTAATGGCTTGCATTTGCGCGTCTGTCAGTTTGTTTGCGCTATGAATCATGGTGATGATCTGTGCTGGCGTTTTCTTGCCAGATGCAATGACAGGTTTCCATTCGCTATTCAGGCGCTTTTGAAATTCCTCGTCTGATAGCACTGGTTTTTCGGCAGGGGCGGCATCAGACTTTTTGGCGCTGCCAAAGGCTTCTTCCGGCGTTGTGTCACCGTCTTTGATGGCGGTCATAATGCCAACCAGTGTGGCAATGTGTTCAAGGCTAATGTCCTCAACGCCTTGCACATCTAGTGTTGCAAATATCTGTTCTGGTGTGACACCGTAAGCCTGGAATTTAGCCAGGGCGTTTGCGCGGCGATTAGCAAGTGTTGCAAAGTCACCCATCACTGTTTTGCGTGCGGCCTCATACATATCAGACCAAAAGGCTTTTGGTACACCTTTCAGGATTGCATTACGAAGTGCAATAGAGCAGGCCGCATTAGCAGTGACGGTGATCATATCTGGCTTATAGCGCTTGCCGAATTTATCAACAATACGGCGTTGTACTTCATAAGTGATTGCCACATTCTTTTCAAGGTCGTGAAATACACCTTGGGCAGTTACAAAGTCACCGCGATCATCAATAACACGCGCACCGGCACGACTATTGCCCCACGCTGATGCAACTACCTCGGCAAAGCGTGCGCTTGCGCCTTCAATCGTTTTCCCATCCCTCGGTAGCGAATAAATGCATTCTGCTGCCACGTTTTCATTAAGCGTTACCATCTGCAGGGTTTCATCACGAAACCGTTTGATAGAGCGCGGATATTTGTGTGCCGTTGCAATCTGCTGGTCAATCTCACTCTTGTTGAGCATTCCAACCATATTGTTTTCTGCAACCATTGCGTTTGTGTCGTCCATGATTTGCCCTCACTTATTTTTCAAAGCATTGTTTAAAGCACGCAATTTGCTATGTACTAGCCGATTGCCGTTTTTAAGCGTGCTGTAGTATTGGTAATCGTCAATAACACCGATGACGTACTTGAAGGCCAATAGCGTCAAACCACCGCTAAGAAAGCCATAGAAAAACTGATTCATTGATATATCCTCACTAAAGTTAAACTGAATAAAACTACTGTTACCGCTGCCGCCATCGCCACCTTCACAAACCGGTATTTCCGTTGATTCAGTTTTCTAGCTGGCTGATGATTCTTGTAATCGACCATGATCATTTGCGTTTCCAATCCACTCGCGCTGATTTAGTGCCGTAGCCGTGTACAGTGCATGGCACAAGGGCGATTGATTCGTTGAAATAGGTTTCACACCACTCCACTTCCTGTTTGGCCTGAATGTTCAGATATTCGTCACGCACCTGTATGACACCCAGCACACTTAAATACAGAATGGAAAGGCATACCGCCATCAGTGAGGTTTCACTTAAAATTGTTTTTGCAGCCTTGGTATTCATGACAATTCCTTTCTAACCAGAACATCAAGCGACACGGTATGCAGATGCTTCTGTTCCTGCTCACGTACATTAGTGATCTGATAGTCGTTATGTGCGGCGTAACCGATGCCGATCCAACCGCAGGAACAGACCGGCGTAATGGTTTCCAAGATGCCAGCGCCTTTTACGTCACGATGTAGAATGTGGCTGTTCATAGTGGGTTTCTCACAGGACGGGAGTTGTCAGGTGTGAATAAGCTGCTAACCGCATATTCCATATCAGGATTGAATGGTGCAGAAGATTCCTGATCAGCCTGGGTAGCGTTATAAAGTTCGCGGCAGGCTTTGCTATCAATGCGATGTGGGAACGGGTAGGCTGCACAACGGCAGGTCATTCGTTCGCGCTTCATTCTGTTGATGTTTGTGTCCATTTCGATCACCGTTTCTTGCTTCGATGTGGTGATTATATAGCAATGCTATACTATGTCAATAGCTTTGCTATATATTTTTGATTATTTTTGAGGTACTATGAAAACGTAGTATTTGCAGACACAAAAAAGCCCTCGATTGAGGGCGTTAGGAGAACAACATGGAAAATGAAAAAATTACTTTTGCTCAGAAGATGGCTGAATTAGATCGGCAGATGAAAGATGGAGCCAAGACCGCCGCGCAGTTGGCGAGGTCTGCGATGGAAGAGGTAAATCTTGCACGTAATGTGGAGAATAAAATATATTCACTTCAAGAGTTAAGTGATTTTGAAAATGCCAGGCAAGAGAGGGAGCGCAATGCAGCAGTATGTACAAATGCGCTTTCAAAGATTTCTTTTGCTAATTCTGATAAAGCAACTCATGTAAACGCTGGTCAACTACGATTTGGATTTCTGCGGGGAGTTCCCCATACAGTGATCCTTCCCCTTTTAGGATTTCTTGCAGGGCTTGTAATAGGTTTGCTTTTGATGGGTGCGTTCTAATGAGTGCGGACATTACAAATCCCATAGCAATTAAGGTTCCTTCTATTTGAACTTTAGATTCGTCATGATTAGACATGGCCTATTCCTTTGTTGATATAAATAGTAGGCCTGCAACAATCATAATACCAAGCCATTCAATGGCTAATGTAGATACGTTTATTTCTGCACGCTTTGATCGGTCATATACATTCCCAAAGTCATCAATCTGTAGTGAGCAATTTTCAGTTGGGAAATTGATCATGCGGTAGCCACAATCGAATTGAATGTGGTTTGTATTTTTAACGTGCATAGGTGCAAATATCCCACTTAATGCTATTGCAGCGGCAGCTATTAAAAGTATTTTCTTTTGTTTTTCTTGCATTTACATCTCCCTTATGGCTTCTGCTAATAGCTTATGTAAAATGTCTACAATTGAAACCCACACCAAAAAGCCTGCCCTATGATTCCTGAAAATTCATGGTCTATATGAATGTCAGGATATTTTTCTTTTTCGTCACTATTATGTGAAACTGCCCACCACTCACCATCTCTTTGCACTAATTCTTTTATTAAATATTTATCATCTATCCATATTGCATAGTATTTATGCTTTACTGGCTCGCGTTTGGCTTTATTTAAAACAACGATTGATCCGTCTAATATATGAACATCGCGCATAGAATCTCCCTCCACAGGGAAGCTAATGGCGTTTTCCGGTTTGCACCCAGATTGTTTTAGAAATTCTGAACGAAAAGATATTTGTTGTTTTACATCATGAGATAAAACAATTTTTCCACTGCCAGCGGACAGCTTTAAATCAATCATATCAATAAAGGCAAATTCATCATTAACATCATTGTCAATAAAGAAATTGGCTTTTTGAATTTCATCATGAAGCCTTTTGCTAATGTCAATTAACTTGCATTCAAAAGCGTTGGCATATTTTTTTGCGTAATCAAGAGATATTGGTCGTTCTGATGTTAGGTGCTGCTGAATCATAGTTGGATTAAGACCGTGCTGTTTTGCAAAAGCGGCACGACTTCTAATCAATTCAAACCTTTTGGATAAGGCCTTTCCTTCCAAGTCCATCACTTCTCTCTCAACAGGTTTTTTTGTACTTTTAGCCATATAGCGATGCTATTAAAAAATATATATAGCATGGCTTTACATTTACGTATAGCTTTGCTATATTATCCATCTATGAACATATCAGAATATTTATGCAGCAATAAAATCACCCAAGCAAGTTTTGCTGATCTTGTTGGTGTTTCCATTGGTATGGTGAATCAGTGGCTTACTGGAAATCGTCCAGTGTCGCCAGAAAAGTGCGTAATTATTGAAAAGATCACCAATGGTGAAGTAACCAGAAAAGATCTTAGACCTAATGATTGGCAAGCGATCTGGCCCGAACTGCAGCCAGCCGCTTAATACTGTTTTTATGTTGTTTTGATGCGAGGTTTCTATGAATACTCTGTTTTCTCGTGGCGGTACAACCGGCGCTAATGGCAAGTTGGATCGAGATTTAAAGATCCATATTGATGAAATGACCGAAACCGAGCTTCTTAAAAGATCAAGTGAAATCGGTATGAATAAATCTGAATTTGCGCGAATGTCCATCATGATTGCCTTGTTTGGTGTTGACTATGTAATCAGTTTACAGCAATCAAAAATTAAATCGGTGGCAGGAATAGGGGCTGATGGGGGTACAGATCATGCGCACTAATATTGCCGACACCTCACTGGACGCATTCTGCGACCTTAAACAAGCGAACACCTTGCAGCAGCAGCAAAAACAAATCATCAAGGTCATGCTGCCTGACCGCACTTATACACGCCGCGAACTGGCACTTTTATCCAATTTAGAAACTTCAACCGTATCAGCCAGGGTGAACTCAATGATTGATGTTTGCGTGCAGGTGGTAGGCCGGAAGAAAGACCCATTCACCGGCAAAAATGTAGAAGCCCTGATGTTGAAAGCGGCTGCATAAATGTTTATCAATGCTGGCAGGGTCGATCAACCCGTTATCGTGATTCAAGCCCACGGTACGTGCCAGCACCCTTTTATTGGCTTGATGCAAGGCTTGTATGAATTTTTATAAACGCTATGTAGGCGATATTCAGCGTGACACGGGGCATTTATCCCTTGCTGAATTTGGTGCGTATGACCGCCTGCTAGATCATTACTATGCGACTGAAATCCCATTGCCGGAAGATATAGATGCTTGCTGCAGGATTGCCAGGGCAATGACAAAGGATGAACGCAAGTCTGTCATCAGCATATTAGGTCAGTATTTTCATGCTACCGATCAAGGCTATGTGCAAAAAAGAGCCGATAAAGAAATAGCGGAAGCAAAACCTGCAATGGTAGCCGCTAGGTTAAATGGAACAAAAGGTGGCAGACCCAAGAAGGATAAAAACGAAACCCAAGAAAAACCCAATGGGTTTTCTGAAAATAACCCAAGTGAAACCCAACTCGAAACCTCACCAGAGCCAGAGCCATATAAACCAAATGAATTAACACACAGTAATGAAACTGGAAAGAGTAATGAGCCGTCACAAGCCGCTTATGTGTGTTTAGCGCTTAAAAATCTTAACTTCCTTGATGTAAATCCATCACACCCACTGCTGATAGCCATGCTGGATGCAGGCGCTACGGTGGATGAATTTGTTGATGCAGCTAAAACCGCAAAGGTTAAGAAATTCCCGTATGTGCTGAAAATGGTTGAAGGAATGAGGCAGGAAGCCGCAGCCAGCAATGTGACCAAAGGTAATTTTGCGGAAGCGCATAAGCGCAATGCTTGGCGCAACAGTGAAACGCTAATTGTTGAAAAAGCGAAAGAACTTGGCATTGGCACGATGGGGAAAACGAAGTTTGAATTAATTGCCGCAATAGATAAAAAACTTGATCAGAAAGAGAGCGCATAAAAAATGGCTAAAACTATTTCAGATGCAGTGTTGATTAATCTAGCACCTAAAACATATTACCGACCATCAGACATTGCCACCCAGATGGGCATTGAAAACGGTGTTGCTGGTTCTGCTTTGCGCGAACTGGCGAAGGGGGGGGGTGATTGAGAAGGTTAAAGAGCCGCGGCGAGTGGTTTATATCACTAAGCAGGACAGGCTATTTTGAATGAAGGTAAGTACAGACAGCCCACGGTGGAAGAAGCGGTTGAATGTGTCACCAGGGTAAGCAATAGCAGGGCAACCAGAAATCAGCATATTGATTATTGGCGTGAAAAATACGGCGATCAATTTGCGGATGAAATTAAAGCAAAGGCCACGGTAATTTTGATGAAAAGAAAGGGAACGAAATGAGTAATGAAGATATGAATTTAGCTAGTGAAATTAAACGCTACCTGACTGCAAATCCATTCGCATCCACCCTGGGCACAAGCCGTTATTTCAAAATTACCCGTGCCGAATTACGCAACTTATGCAATCGGGCAGGTATTCAGTTACCCAAAGCTATCAGCCGCCGGATCAGGGCAACACTTACCCGTAAACAGTTTAATTCATTTCAACACTGGTCAATCAACTAGGAGCAATCATGCAAACCACTCCCTTCAAACGCGCACACATATTCTTGAATGCAATGAACGCAATCCTGCTGTCTGCAATGCCGCAAACGCTAAAGAACATCGAGCTTGCAAACTTAGGTCAATACCAATCGCGCGGTCACGGCGGTCACTACCGCACCAAGAAACCAAAAATTAATACGGCTACACCGTGGAAGCGGTTGCTTGGTGGTCAGGTAAACGGCAGGCGCGAATGTGAGCGCCGCTTAAAACAGATGAATGCCCTGGGGAAATAACATGAAAAATAGAAATCTGCATACCACAAACGATGAACTGATTTATATCCGTCAGATTGGTCAGTTCAACACCAAACAAGACAAACCATCACGCAGGGTCATGCTGCAGAACTATATCAAAGCGATGCCGCTGCGTGTGAACTGGAATGGCATGGATAAAGATTTGATTGAGGTTCATGCCCGTCTTGAATTGGAACGCTGCGGTTAGTGAGATCACTGTGATGCAAATAACTCCCGTCAATTTAGTCAATGCCATGCGAAAAAACATCAAACAGGCCGATGTGATGTTTACGCAGGGTAAATGCTTCCAGCTTTACTTGATGCTTGCCGATTTATATCCGCAGGCCGTGGCATGGTACGAGCCAATACAGGGGCATATCTTTACTGAAATAGATGGCATGTTTTATGACATTCATGGTGAGTATGAATCATTACCAGCCAACAGTTACCTATTTGCGGATGAAGAACATTCTGCCTTGAAAGATGCTTTTGATTGGGATTATCAAGAGGTGACAGCATGAACAGCCAACAGGAGCTTTTGCAGAACAAACTTGAATTGCTGACCTTTATGATCGAACAGCTTGCCGAGAAATGCAGTTTTGATAATGAGCAGGTGGCGATGATGGTTACAGGAATGAAAGCGCTGGTGTTACTTGATCCTGACAAATGTACGGTACAGGAAGCGCGTGCGATTAATCAGGCGTTGGCAATCGCTACTGCATGGTCAACCGCAAAGGCTGGTAAGCCATGCTGCGACAAGGTGGTGCATTAATGGAACTCTATTTCTACAACGGTAAGAACAAGCAGGGGCTATATGACCTGATTATGAAATGCGAGATCGGGAAGTTGTGGCGTTTTCGCATTGATGAATACGATGAAAAGACCAGGCTGCAGGAAGAAAAGTATCACGCCATGCTAGGCGATATTGCGAGGCAGGCCAAGCATCTTAACCGGTCTTTTGATGCTGATGCATGGAAGCGCTTATGTGTTGCGCAATACCGTTTGGATTGCATTGAAAATGATTTGCCGCGGCTGGCTGACTACTGGAAGCGTAATTCCGTGGAATTAGTGCCGTCATTGTATGGCACAACCTTGGTTGCCCTGGGTGCGCAGACGCGAGATTTTCCCAAGTATGTAGCTGCCGGTTTTATTGAGTGGCTTTATCACTTCGGCGCAAATAACAATATTGTTTGGACTGAACCGGCACGGGCTTTTGATGAAAGGTATGCGGCATGATCTACCGCAACCGCCGCCTACTAAACCTCGCGCATCAAGTGAACGAATGCCAATTCAGGTTAGCGCCATGCCAAGGCTACTCGCCGGATGGCTGCGAACCGGCGCACTCGAATCATTATGAACATGGGCACGGCAAAGGAATTAAGGCGGCAGATGACCAGCACGTAGCTGCCTGCCCATCCTGCCATAAATACTATGACGCACATCGCTTGCCGAGAGAATGGGAATTACCGATTTTTAACGAGGCGCGTAAACGCACTTTTGAACTCTACCAGCGCTCTGGCTGGTTATCTAAGATTGGATATAAGGTGGATATATGACTTTAAGTGTAGCCGACCAGCATCAGCGCGTTATTGAGCATAACTTGAAAATAACCGCCCGTAATAATCTTTTCAATCAAATCCTGGATATTTGCAGCACCAAAAGCACAGCGGAAGAAATCGCGGCGGCGTTGAAGGTGTCTATTAAGTCGCTATGTTCGCCATTATCTATTTTGATACGCAGGGATTATTTAAAACAAGGCGGCGTTACATTAAATTCAAGAGGCCAAAAGCGAACGCAGTACATCACCATCAAGCGCGATTTTCATGATGACTTGATGAAAGATGAAAATTCGTTGATTACCACCCATCCATCTAATCCGCATATCAGGGTGGTGCATGGTGCCGATCACATTCATTGGAAAAGACGCGAAAGCCGCAAGCAGGAAGTGCGTATTGGCTCAACTATGGGGATGCTGTCATGAAAATTTATATTGAGATTGGCAGGGTGAAAAGTAATGGTGAGGATAGGCCATTAGTTAATTGTGAAATAGAAAGCGATATGAATACTGCCGCCTATTGGCGCGATTTTAAGAACAAAAAGCAACGCTTGAGAATTGTGAAGGCGTTGCTTGATCTTGCTTATACCATTGAAATGGACACTGATAAAAGCGAGGTTCACCATGCAGGATAGCAAATATCTCATTGTCGGCATTGACCCTGATATTCATAAAAGCGGTGTGGCATTTCTGCATTGCCACAATAAACGCATTGAATATTCATGCTTAAACTTCGTGGAAACCTTGAAGTTTATCCGCACAAACAAAGAGGTGATCAAGCGCGTGTATATCGAAGCTGGCTGGTTCAACAAGAAAGCAAGCTGGCACGCTGCAGAGAATATGAAGGTCGCTGCCAGTATTGGTAAGAGGGTAGGCCAGAACCATGCCACCGGTCAATTACTGGCGCAATGCATTGAAGATGAACAGGTGAAAGTAATACTGGTGCGCCCAACAAGCAAGAAGCTCAATGCAGATGAATTTAAGAAACGCACAGGCATACGTACGCGCACGAATCAGGAACACCGTGACGCAATAATGTTGATACATGGCATGGAATGAGCAATGGCTAAATGGTTCGATGTTGAGAATAACCCACCTAAAAGAGCAGGCACATATCTTGTGGTTTTAGAAGATTCAACAAGTAGGCATGACGACATTATCAGCGTTGAAATCTACTGGCCTGAACGCAAGGAATGGGATTCGGAGTGGAGTGACAACTTAACTAGAAAGCTATGGACTTATTGCCCAAAACCAAAAGGTTTTATCGGTCAAAAGTGGCGAGAGAAAGATTTGCCAAATGCTTTTACGCGCTAAATCTTACTAATTTTGTTTGGAATGGAGTAATTATGGCAGTCGGTGACGTAAACAGCGATGCAAAAGGTTCAGGGGCTAGGTTCAATACTGGCAAACCTGATTTTTCGCTAATTCCGTTATGCACGCTGGAAGATGAAGCGCGAGTATGGGAATACGGTAAGCGTAAGTACGCAGCTTGGAATTGGGCTAAAGGTCAAGATTGGTCAATTCCATTTGCTTGCCTGCAACGTCACCTAGCAGCCTGGCAGCGTGGCGAGGAACTTGATCCAGAAAGCGGATTACCGCACCTGGCGCACGCAGCCTGCAATCTTAGAATGCTCACCCTATTCAGTAAAACTTACCAAGAAGGTGACGACAGGCCAGTGAAATGGCTGGAAGGGGTGAAAAATGTCACAGACTAGACTAGGTTCATTCATTGAAACTCTTGTGAACATTGCCATTGGCTTCACGATTAATTGGGTCGCAAATATGTTCATCTTGCCGATGTATGGCTTTCAAGTTACCGGCGGTCAGGCATTCAGCATTGGGTTGCTATTTACCGTTATATCGGTGATCCGCAGCTACAGCGTGCGCCGGTGGTTTAACAGTTATATCGTCAAGGCCAGCACGGTCATTGCTAAAGAAATTGAACATGAGATCAAAACACACTAGATAAAGGAGAACGGTCATGCTAGTAATTACCAGTGTTGTAGTTTTGATGGTGTTGACATACGTGTTGGCGGTTATCCGCTGCCGCAAGGTGTATGAGATGGATGCCGCGATGCTGCGCCGCTTTTACCAGATGCAGTTAAATGACTACATCAACAAAGATGACTGGATTGTGTTCAATGACTACACGCCGCGTAAGGTTGGGTTCTATTTTGTGCTGGCAGAAGGCATAGAACATTACTGCAGCCGTGTACACAAGGCGATTTATTCAACGCATTTAAAGCGGTTTATTGATGAACAGGGGCAGCCGGTGAATTACAAGGTTGCATATTGGAAACCGATTTCAGCTAAACCTAAACCTAGGGCAGTGGCAATTTAAATTGGAGTAAATCATGGACGCTAATAATGTACCAGTAAAATTTGAAGATGCAGTTAAAGCCAGGCTGAAAGGCATTGTTGCTGAACTAATCCCAGAAGATCGTTGGGATGAATTAGTCAGGCGTAGCGTGCTGGAATTTGAGCAAGAAGAATTGCCAAAATTAGTTAAGTCTGAACTGGCTGATATGTTTAAAGCGCAAATACTGAAAGCATTATCTAGCCCAGATTTTCATGCTAAATACGGAAGTGATGGTCGCCAAATGGCATCAGATATGGTGAGCAAATTAATTCAGGAACAAGCGCCATTAATTCTAGCGCAGGTTATTGGCGCTTCGGTGCAGGCAACGGTGTGGCAACTGCAAAATAATGTATCTGCTTTCAGGGGGTAGCTAAATGGCTATTGAATGGACAGATAGAAATGAAGCGCTACCTGATTATGGAATCTCTGTTTTAGCATGGGGTTTTGTGCCATGTGTTCCAGGAATAGATGCAGCATTAAGGGGGTGCTTTTTAGGTATGACTATGCGCCGTGGCGATGAATTTGGTTTAGATGGAACTGGTCATTGTGGCGGCACTAAGGTTACACATTGGGCGTATATAAGCGCACCGAAGAAAACTGTTCACGGGAGTGACTAAATGAGAGAAGCCTTTTCAAATACATTACGAAGGTCGCTTGATTGGGATGATGCTAATCATGAAAAGGCGGTCGATAAACTCACGGCATTTTGTTATGCAGATCGCTTATCAACCTTGTTATGGCGGCTCAAATACGGCAATGATGCAAGTGCATATAAGCCCGTGGTGTTTTTATTAGCAAAGACACTCAAGCCCCTGAACAAAAACATTTCCATCAAGATCGCGCAGCAAGCCCTGCATGAATGGCTATTCCCATTATGCACAACCTGCCAAGGCACAAAAGAGCGCATGGCTGGTGAATTGCGCGTAGTGTGCCGCGCCTGCAATGGAACTGGTGTCGGGCGTTATTCAGACCGCGATCGTGAATTAAAGGTAGGCGGTCATTTTCCTAAACAGATTGAATCCGTGCTTAAACTGATCACCGGCAGCGACTTGAAGCCTGGGCGTGAAATGCGGAAGCGGCTAGAAAGGTAGATATGACATATAAGGACTGTTTGGTATTAGTTTTTCTTGCTTTAATGATTATTATGTTAGCGATATTAATTTATGCGGTGAATGAAATTAAGGCAGATGAAAAATTGTGCCACCAGTTAGGTGGCTTGTATGTAAAAGTTTACAGCGGCTTTGAGTGCATTAAAGACAACAAAGTCATTAATCTTGACGCTAAAAGGAATAACCTATGAGTATCGAACATACATTTAACGAGTTTGTAGAAGGTAAGAACCTGGACACCAATCCATTTCGCCAAGAGAACGATGTTCTTTATTTGCATTATGACGGGCTGGTTATTCAAAACAATGATGCAGGTGGTGTCAGTATTGGATTTAACTGGAAGGGTGAAACTAAGGTATGGTTGCCGATGGAAACGGTGCGTATTGAGGACAATGCGATTATTAATATCCAAGGCATTGAAGGTCGGCAGAAAATTGACCTGCAACAACCTGAACCAGATGATTCAATGATTTTCCCAATGACGCAGGTATAAATAACCGTTGTAATTATTTTTTAGTCATGTTAAAAACATAATGCGCTGATAAAGTACGCGAGGCCAAGGTCTTGCTAAACTACCAACAATAAGGAGTTGCAAAGTTACCTAATGGCTTTGCTCGCTCTAAATTTTGGTATCGGCTTCAACTTAATTGCACCGTCAGGCAAAGGATAGTTGAATTGTTCCATAAAAAGCCCACTTTAACCGGTGGGCTTTTTGCTTTTATACGCATGATGGTTGGGGTAGCTCAAAAACTAGATAGAGCGCTTGGGTAAAACCAAGAGGTTGGTAGGGATGGACAGTCCTACCTCTTAGCCATTATCCGTATAAGTGCATAGTACATAAACGCTTGACACTTAGAACTGTGAGAAAGTGGACTTATCGCGCAGATGGCCTATTGGCAGCGAGTAGATGGGGCTGGCGACCCTTTAACCACATCAGTTAGCCTTACACCCACGACACAATTTAATCAATCAGCACGACAAGTATTGCCAAACGTGCGCTGGACGCTGTAACCAGCACATATTCAAATCCGCTACTGCGGTGATTATGCCCTTCGAGGCATTGTGTTGGCAGATCACATAAAAATACTGCCTAAATCATCCAAATTCTGCAAGGGTACGCCCGATCACACGCAGATACGCCTTCAAGCCCCTGACGAGGATAGCTTACAGCCTGTGCTGCTGATGGCGTGAAAAGCACATATCCGCTCACTACATCAAAGGGGGTTGTCATGAAGAAGTTATTGCTTGCTTTAGTCTTGTCCGTAGTTTCGGTTGCAGCGCACGCAGAACCTAAATACCTGCACTACAAGTTTAACGATGATGTAACGATCACGATCAGTAATGTTGAGTGCCCGTTACCAAAGGTTCAAGAACAGTATCAGTGGGCAGTGATTGCCAGGCGTTCCGATGGCGCATCCCTCATTGGTTGCTTTAAAAAGCAAGATGAAAACATGATCGAGATCCAGTGGTGGAAAGGCGATAAGACAGTATTGCCAGCCAATGTATTTCTGGTTGATCCTGACAAGGGCGTTTCCGTTAAGCCTAGCGCAAAACGGACAGAAATCTAAACATGATTCGTGTTGTCATTGATTCAAAGATTACCGGTGATGACGGCACGTTGAGTTTGATTGTCGTGCCGGAGCTAAAGTGGCAAGCCTATACACTTGAATTACCCTGGCGCGATAACCGCAATAATCTTTCATACATTCCCGAAGGTGTTTATCAAGTGCGCTGGACGCGCTCACCGCGCCTAAGTCGCAAATATGGGCACGACCATTACACCTACGAGATATTAAATGTTCCGAAGCGCGGCGGCATTCGCCTACACAGCGGCAATCTTGCCGGTGACGTGGAAAAAGGCATGATCACACACTCACTTGGCTGCCCGTTAATCGGGTATCGGGTCGGGCGCATGAATAATCAGAAATGCATCATGGTATCTAAACCGGCGACACGCGCATTCGAGGCGCTCATGAACAAGCGCCCATTTGAATTAGAGGTGAAACGCAATGGACTTATCTAGCATAGCAACAGTAGGCGGCAGCCTGTTATCAGTCGCCACCGGCGGCGGTATCTTCGGCATCTTCGGCGGCTTGCTGCAGAAGTTCCTAGACGCATACCAGATTAAAAAGCAGGCCGAAATCGACTTGGCGATCCTGAAAGAAAAGAATGCGCATGAATTATTCCTGCGTGACAAGGATATGGAAATCATGAAGCTGGAAGCGCAGCACGGACTGGCTCTGGCAGGACTGAATGCAGAACGCGAAATCAGCGTAGCAAGTTACAACGCCCTGGCTGGCTCATACGAGGCAGACAAGGCCACCTACGCCACCGGCGATGTGGTGAAGAATAGCAAGTGGTTCATACTGGTTGACTTCATTCGCGGCATGACACGCCCCGTGCTGACCAGCTACATGGCATTACTGTTTACGGTATTGACCGCATATATCTCATGGCAGGTGTTTAACTTCTCGCCCGACCTGCTGACAGACAAGGTGTTCATCAAGCAGGCGTTCCTCGCTCTGGTTGAAGCCACCATTTTCATGACTACGACTGTAATTCTCTGGTGGTTCGCAGCGCGTGGTTTAGCCCCCAAATTTAGCAGATAAGGGAAGTGATCCATGCGATACGATACCGAAGAAAAAAAATGGTCGATTGACCGGCATATCCCCATCACCATCCTGTTAGGGATATTGGCACAGACCGCCTTCTTTGTATGGTGGGTGTCATCCTTCACCACAAAAACCGAATTGCGCATAGATGCACTGGAAAAGCAGACGCAGATATTGTCACAGTTACCCACCAGGGTGTCGGCGGTCGAGTTCAAGATTGATAACACGAATGAAATCCTGCGTGATATACGCGAAGAAATGCGAAGTATGAGGACTGCGCAAAACAAAAAATAATGTAAAGGAGTGCCATCATGAAAGAGCTACCTACGGGCGTTCAGTCAGATCAGGCCAAGAAGAAAATTGATTGGGAACGAATAGAAGCAGACTACCGCGCCGGATTGTTATCAGTGCGCGAGATTGCATCACATCATGGCGTGTCACATACCGCCATACAGAAGAAAGCCAAGGAACATAGTTGGGAACGTGACCTTAATGCAAAGATTCAGGCCAAGGCCGAGGCACTGGTTGCCAAACAGTTAGTTGCCAGTGAGGTTGCCAGTGAAAAGGTGGCAACTGACAAGCAAATCATTGAGATTAATGCACTAGCAATCGTTGATGTGCGCATGCATCACCGTGGCTTTTCCACAAGGCTGATGAAGCTGTGTGAAACCATGATGGAAGAACTGGAAACTGTTACCGAAAACCAAGAGCCGTTAAACAGGCTGGCTGAAACCGTATTCAATAGCCCAGATGATGATAGTACCGGCGGTGAAGAAGCGCAAAGCACATGGCAGTCCAAACGCTTAGAACTGTTTAACCGCACCATTGGCGTAGCAGCACGTATCGACAGCCTGAAAAAACTGGTGGAAACCGGTGATCGTGCCGTAGCACTGCAGGAACGTATCTGGGGGTTTGCAACAGACCAGAATAAGCAGACTGGCCTGGCTACTCAACACACCCATACATTTGAAGGTATGGATAAGGATTGGGATGAATTTCAATCCGCAATAAAGCACTAGATTCACCATTACTTACCAAGCCCCTTCCGAGGGGCTTTTTTTATGCCCCAAAGGAACTGTCATGAGTAAAAGCAACTCGTTTGAAAACTCCATGTTGAAGCTGATTTTCAACGCGACCGCGATTGCAGACTTAGCCGAAAACGATGCCACATCACCGGCGACCAATCTGTATGTGTCATTGCATACCTCTGACCCAGGCGAAGCAGGCGACCAGACCACCAATGAAATTGCATATACGGATTATGCCCGTGTTGCAGTAGAACGTACTACCGGCGGCTGGACAGTGACCAACAACAGCGTATCACCGGCGGCAACGATTAGTTTCCCTGCAGGTACAGGCGGCTCTGGTACAGCAACGCACTTTGGTGTTGGTGTTGCAGCTTCCGGCGCAGGCGTGTTGCTTTATTCCGGCTCAATCACGCCGAATATCGTATGCGGCAATGGTGTGACACCGCAGCTTACGACTGCTACCGCGATCACAGAAGATTAATCCAACGGCACAAAGGACTGTAAATGTCATTGATTGTTGCCGATCGCGTCAAGGAAACCAGCACCACAACCGGTACGGGCGCACTGACTTTAGCTGGTGCAATCACTGGCTTTCGTGCGTTTTCTGCCGTGTGTACTACCAATGACACTTGTTATTACGCGATTCAGGCCGTGGATGGTAGCGGCGTACCTACCGGTGATTGGGAAGTCGGGCTTGGCACTTATTCTGGCGCAAATACTTTAACCAGAACCACCGTGCTGGCTTCAAGCAATGCTAACGCAGCCGTCAGTTTTGCGGCTGGCACTAAGCAGGTATGGCTGGATCTGGCAGCGGCACAGATCAAGCAAATCGCATCAACAGATTTTGCCGCACAATTTTTGTTAATGGGGGCTTGATATGACCACCAACACACTCAAGGTTCTTGGTCAGTCAAATCCATCGGCGACCACTGCCACATCGCTTTATACCGTACCATCCAATACGCAGGCCGTGGTTAGCACTATCAACGTATGCAACCAGTCATCTACTCCGGCAGCATTCAGGATTGCGATACGCCCTGCAGGTGCGTCATTGGCAGCGCAACATTACCTTGCGTATGACGTGGCGGTATCTGGCAATGATTCCTTGCCGCTGACGCTAGGCATCACCCTGGGCGCAGGCGATGTGATCACTGTGTATGCAAGCACCGCAAACCTCTCATTCTCGGCATTCGGTAGTGAGGTGACGTAATGTCTGCCCGTGCATACTCTGCTCGGTCATACCGAAATAGCATTGTCGCCGGTTATCCGGTTGACCCGTATTTCAGCAATGTAAAATTGTTGCTGCACCTGAACGGAAGCAATAACAGCACATCGTTCCCAGACGGTTCAAGCGGCGGCAAGACCATGACCGCAGGCGATAACGCCAAGATCAGTACCGCACAGTACAAGTTCGGCGGTTCGTCATTGTTGGTTGATGGCACAACAGACCGCATCTATACCGCATCTGCTTCCGCAGACTTTGTGATGGGCACTGGCGACTTTACGGTTGAATGTTGGGTGTACAAGACCGGCGGCGAAACTTATCCGCGCCTGCTATTCTTCGGCTCAACCGGCTGGAACTCCAATGATTCATGGGGGATATTGGCAGGAACGAATGGCAATGCGAACAGGGTGATCCTGACCTCATACAAGATGGGGGCAAGTGATTTAATCATGTCGTCCACCAATCTGTCCGCAGCCTGGACACATGTAGCCGTTACCCGTGAAAGCGGCGTGTTCAAACTATGGATCAACGGCGTACAGGAAGGTTCTAATTCCAGTTATACCGGTACGGCAACAGAAGATGCATCCACCAATCACTTTGCGGTCGGCGGTTCTTATACCGGCAGCGCAGGTGAATCTATGGCTGGCTATGTGGATGATGTGCGTGTGACCAAGGGGGTGGCAAGATATACCGCGAACTTTACGCCGCCAATTATCGCTTTTCCTGATCTGTAACCTGTCATGGCACTCGGTTTCTCACCTCTATCCGGTGGTGCGCTATCGGATAGCCAAAGCGCTGCCGCCGCATTAACGCAATCGGTCGGTTCTGCAGCAGGTACGTGTACCGCACAGGCAACAGGCAAGGCGTTATTCAAGGCCGCAGGTAATAGTAGTGGTGTTGCTGCCGCCGCCGCTGTCGGGGCTTCATTATCCCGTGCTGTTGGTAGCGCCTCTGGTGTGGCCTCGGCCTCTGCTGCAGGCAAATCACAGTCGAAAGGCGCAGGCGTTGCTACTGGCGCTGCAACGGTTAATGCTACCGGCTCACGTTTAGCAGCGGCAACCGGCACGGCATCCGGTGCTGCAGATGCCAGTGCGGAAGGTAATGCACTAACCGAAAATGCAGTAGGCGAAAGCGCCGGTTCTTCCACCGCGCAGGCGGTTGGCCTGGCTCTGTTCAATGGCGTTGGTGTTAGCGCAGGCACATCGACCGCTGGTGCAGTCGGTCATGTGCTATTTAATGCAACTGGCGCTTCTGAATCCACTTCTACTAGCGCCGCAGTCGGCAAGGCCAAGAGCGCCGCTACCGGTTCAGCGGTGGGTGCTGGTAGTGCAGAGGCAACTACGGCTTCCATTCATGCCGCAACCGGTATTTCTGCCTCTGGCGCTGATGTTGCCGCCATTGGCAGTAGCTTGCGACAAGGTGCAGGGCAATCTAGTGGGCAGGCGAATGCTGTAGCCACCGGTAATGCAGTGAAGGCTGTCACCGGCATCGCAATCGGTTCATCCGATGCGTCAGGCGTAGGCAAGAGCATTGTACGTGCCAGAGGTGTCGCAGCCGGTAGTGCTGATGTGCTTGGCGCTGTTGCTGGCGTGCATTTATCTGTAGGTAGATGCAGTGCAACTTCTGATGCGGTCGCTTATGGCAAGTCAGTCGCCGCCGCGATTGCAGAGGCACATGGTTCTAGTCATGCGATTGCAGGCGGTTATAGCCCTCAAGCACCGATTGAAATGCTGCGCGGCAACGTGTTGCTGCAATCCGTCATTGGCTATGAGGAAGTCATGCTGTGGCCTAGCCTGGATAAAACAGAGATCACATTAAATAACGTAGTGGGCTTGGATGAATTTCTCTCGCATCCTGCCATCAAGGGAACGCCGAGCATTAATGCCGCATTGCAAGCACGCTCACCAACGACAAGGAAATCAACATCATGAGTGAGGTAGCAGCTTTATACAAAGGCAATGATATGGTGCTGGAACTGTCAGACCTCACCAATGAAACAACCGGTGCGCACGTTAATGACGCGACTGTGACGGTGGTTTTGGTGGACAGTACCGGCGCTGACGTGGCTGGTGATGTATTCCCAAAGACCATGACCTATGTGACCGGCAGCGATGGCGTGTACCGTGCCAATCTGCTGGACACACTCAACCTGATTGAAAATGCCAAGTACAAGGCCAAAATCAGCGCCAATGCCGGTGAGGGCAAGCAGGGATATTGGGAAAAAGACCTGATATGCAAGATTCGCAAATAGACCTAGATGAAAAATACAGGCAAGCGATTCATGCATTACCGTTAGACAGGCTCAATAACGCTTACAAGTGGATTGAAGGCAAGTATGGCGTAGCAGGCAGACGTTGGCTGTGTGCGAATGACCGCTTTTATCTGTTATGCAAGGTATTGCATCGCAAGGACGCATGGAAGCCGTGGCTATTGTTGCGCTGCCGCGAGGTGGAAGCCGACCCAGATGGCTACTTGGATTTATGGGCGCGTGAGCATTACAAGTCCACCATCATCACCTTTGCCGGTTGCATTCAGGAAATCATTAAAGATCCTGAAATCACCATCGGGTTATTCAGTCACACGCGGCGCATTTCTATCAAGTTCCTGCGCCAAGTCAAGATTGAACTGGAAGGCAATCAGGATTTAAAAACCCTGTTTTCTGACATATTCTGGCAAAGCCCGAAAGCGGAAGCGCCAAGATGGTCGGATGATACCGGCTTAGTGGTAAAGCGTAAGACCAACCCGAAAGAGGCCACACTGGAAGCATGGGGCTTGGTGGACGGTCAGCCTACGTCAGCCCACTTTAAACTGCGTGTTTATGATGACGTGGTGACGCGCGAATCGGTCACGACACCGGAACAGGTGTTCAAGACTACGGAAGCGTGGGAATTATCGGATAACCTGGGTGCAGCGCAGGCAGATGGAAGCCCTGGGCGATCATGGCACATCGGCACGCGATACAGCTTTGGTGACACCTATCAGTCGATACTTGACCGCAAGGCATTGATACCGCGTATCTATCCTGCTACTGATGACGGTACTCCGGACGGGAATCCGGTGTTCCTGACGGTCAAGGCGTGGGTAGAGAAGAAACTGAAACAGGGTTCGGCAACGATTGCCACCCAAATGCTGCAGAACCCTCTGGCTGGCGATCAGGCAATGTTCAGGAAAGAATATCTGTATTTTGCAGAAGTCAGGCCAAAAACGCTCAATATCTACATCATGGTTGACCCTGCTTCGAGCAAGAAGAAAACCAGTGATAGCACCGCGATTGCGGTTATCGGTGTTGATGCGCAGCGCAATAAATATCTGCTGGATGGCTACCATCACAAAATGAGTTTAGCCGAGCGCTGGACTGCAATCCGTACTTTACGCCGCACATGGATGGCACAAAAAGGCGTGCAGGGTGTGTTCGTTGGTTATGA